TTGTACAGAATAGAGCAGTTAAGACTTACCGACGATACCGCAGCGAGATTAGCAGCCGAGGGAGCAAGATTGGGCAAAGAGGAAAGTGTTTCATTAGCAGCTCAGGGAGCAAGAGCTGCTGCTCAACAATTTGGAGCCAAATCAGCAGCTGGATTTGCTGGCCAAACTGCAACACTAGGTTTTGGTACTATATTAGCAAACTATAACTCTAGTGCTGCGGAATTGAATAAGCTTCTTGGTGGCAAAAGTGGGGGATTTGGTGTTGATGCATTCTTGAAGAAAGGCGGGCTCGTGGGTTTTGAAGGGATTAATGCACTAAATTTCGAAAGCGCCTTTGGTAATGAGGAGTTTATAAATGCCATGGCTAGGGCATTGGTTAAAACCGGAGGAAGCATAGGGGACCTTGCAAGAGGTAAAACCATGCCAGACCAGTTCGCTAGAGTGTTAGCTCAAGAGCTGCAGGCAGCAGGGTTAGCAACTGGCGCTACTGAAGGAAGACTTGGGGATCTACTCGACCAAACTCTTTTTAGTAGTGACCCTAACAGTGTAGGAAATAGAGTAAATGCAATAAAGCAATTGCAGGATATGGCAGCTAATGACGACGCAAACGCTAGAGAGATTATCAAAAACTTAACCGAATCGATTAAGTTTGCTCGTCAAGAAGAGTTCTCAAATAAAGAGATAAAAAATCTACTACAAAAAAGAGATGAAGTAGAGATGGACTTGCGAGAATCCGAGAGGCAAAACAATCTAAATACTTCAGATAACCTTAGAGGTATCCGAAGCTCCGCCGCTAGCTCTATGGTGGAAAGTGGAGCTATTAAGAGTATGGATGATGCCTTTAAGGTGAATGAGAATATATTCACAGAAGCTAAAAAATCTATAACAACTCCATTTGTGGCCGCCATAGATAAACTGAAAGATTCTCCTATAAAAGTAGAGATGGGAGAGCAGGTTGTAAAAGTACAAGGCGGAGAAGAGTTAAGGGATGCAGTTTCTCAGGCTGCAATGGCTGGGGCTCAAGCATCAGTCAATAAAGCGTTAGGAGAGATGGCTAATGTATTTACAAGCTTTACTAAGATGGTCGATATGGCGAAGGAAGGCCTTCCTGATAATGTAAGGCAAAAGATAGACACATACCAAGCAGTTGGGTCTAATATCTTAGCTAACCAGAGAGCATTCGAAGAAGCTAAAAAACGAGGCTTTAAGTAATAAAAAAAATTGAATCGTGATTAATTTCCAAAACGCAACGTTGCTTTCTTACAGCCACCGAAACAACTTCGGGGGAGGAGAAATCTTTAGGGTTGGCTCTGTTAAAGAAATATCAGTTAGAGGCTTCATACAAGTCAAAGCTAAAAACGAAGATTTACAAGGCGTCAAAGAGGCTCAGCTAGAAATACAAGACTTCATAGATGTAGCTAATGACTGGGAAGATATAACAATTAACGGACACAACTTTGGCAAAGGAAGAGTGACGTCTATAAATTTCGCTAGTAACGCTAGCACTTTTTTAGATAATATTAGATTTGCAGAGTTTCAAGCTACTATAGAAATCCCAACATCAACGAATGGTGACGCTCTGTATAACTTACGCGGTGAGACATACAGAGGCGTGCTTTCTTCAATAGATAGAACTTCAAGTGCGCTCTCTGAGTTTGATGAGAGCTTTGACTTTAATATTGGAGAGGACAATACATATAGTTATGATCATAGCTTAACTGTAAATTTTATTAGCGGCGTTCAGCCAGAAATGATTGAAAGCGGGGCTAGATATGATTCTAACAAATACTACTTCCTAAAAAATCTAGAAAGCGATGAAAAGTATTTATTTACTCAAGGGGCTTCCGAGTCTCTTCGGAGGATAGACACATCTGCGAATATAATTACAAGCAATGGAGAATTCACTCCCACCGATACTTCAGCAATAGACATTGCGGAGTCAAGCAGGCTAGGGAGTACCGCCTCAAGTTCCAGTTATAGTTCTTCATTCTTGCCTGCAAATGCGATTGATTCTAGTAATGATACAGACTTTGTTGCTAAGACGAAAGGGTCTGGAGACGACAACTATCAGTGGTGGGAAATAGACTTGGGCTGTAACGTTCATGACTTAACCAAGATAGTCATCAGGAATAGAGGTTTTGCGGTAACGATAAACAATGCAAGTGGTTATTCCACTTTAGGTTCGCCTATAACTATGCAGGTAGACGCTTTATCTGCGGACATATCATCTGGCACTGCTATTTATTTTAGCGGAGGAGGTGTTTTTACTTTGAATAGTAACGCTAGTGCTGGAGCGACCTCTATTACAGGTAATTTAACAACAGCTAGCGTCGCTAATAATGAAAGCGGTAACACAGTAAGTGACGCAGTTAGGTTAATGCTTAATAACTTCAGAGTCAGTGTCTTTGAAGAAGGCTACACGAAAAGTCAAAACGTTACAGCTGCTGTTTTGGCTACGTCATACGCTAAATACTTAACTTATAGCAGCGACCACTACGCAACTGATAACACTTTCCCAGACCCCACTTTAACAATAAGCTTGCCTGCTGGGGTTTTCGGTAGATATATAAGAGTACAGTGGTTGAGCATGGATAACACTGGAGGAGGAACAACTAGAACCTCTAACTCTGCTTTGGGTTTTTCAGAATTTCAGTTATATAGCAGTAGGTCTGTAGTTAAAGTATACAACGCTGCAGCTTCAACTAACGATCCGGTTGCTGCCTCTGTAAAACTCACTAAGGCAGACCCTATAACTCAATCTAAAAAGGCCGCAAGAAGAATTTTTGAAGCTAGACCCGCATTAGGATTTATTGATGAAAAGTATTCTGGCTACTATCAAGTCACAGGTAAAAGCTTATTTTCAGAAACATATGATATGTCCAATCATACATGTTCCTTTAATAAGAGCTTTACCACAAACAGGGAGACTGGGCAAAACTATTCAGTAACCCATAGTCATAGCTTATCGATTGGGGAAGACGGGATTACGACTATAACAGAAAATGGAAATGTAAAAGGTAGAACTGTTCCATTTTTCGCATCTGCTAGAACTGCGGCCGAAACAGAAATAGCAAATTCTTTCTCTAGAGTGACTGGGATGTTTTCTGGTTATTGCGCTGGATATAATAATAACGCGTACTTCTTGCCATATACTAGTGGATTAAATCATGGCCCTTCAGGATTTCATCAAGACATTTTTGACAGGCCAACTGACATAACCAGAACATATAATAGCGGAGAGGGCTCAGTCAACTATGCTGTCACTTACTCTAACAACCCGGCTATTACAGGCGATTTCTTTATAGAGAGAAGCGTAAGCATAACCAAAGAAACGAATAATGATTTTTCAGTTCAAGAAGACGGGACAATAACCTCTTACAAGACTAAGAGAAAAACGCCAGAAAGCTTAAAGAATTTTTATACAAGCACGACTGCCAGTTCAAGGGAGAGGTGCCAAGCAGAGTTGAATAAATATAAGGTTGGAGGAATTGGGCAAGGCGTTGGGGACTACGCTGCCGCTAGCGTCTCGACATTAAATCTTGTTTCCAGCAATGTCAATATACAAGCTTATGGGAAAAGCTTAACATACTCAAAAGCTTTTACAGACAGTAAGGAAATATTAAGTAGTTCTGACCAGACAAGTAGTAATATGACTAGAATGTCTATTTCTTATTCTGACGCTTTGCCTATTTTTGTAAGTACTGACTATAACATCCCTAACTTTACTCATGTCGTTAATCAAAAAGGCAACTTTACTTCAATAGGTAGAAGGACTGTATCTTGTAATGGATTCCTTAAAAGAATTAACAATAAGAACCTAATAGATATATCATACGATGCTACTGGTATTACTTCAGAAGATTTGCCTAATTATGAAGCGAACAACAGTAATAGTCTAAGCGTGATGATGGCTCTCAAATTCATGAGAGACAAGTGCAAAGAAAAAGCTAGAAGAGTTTGGGTGAACTATGGAATAAATCCAAATGATTTTTCCGAGATATACGTTTCGGACGCTAGTTATTCTTTCGACTCAGTAGGTAACATTTCTCTAACTATGTCTTTCGATTACGCCTCTAAAAAGTCGCCGCAAGATCTAGCTTTCCGAGATGGTGGGCTAATTAATAAAGTTTTAAACGAGCCAAGCTAATATGGATAATCCAGCAACATATGTTTCTTACGGAGATTTTGGTTTTAAAGGCGAAGGCTTTATAACGCCTTACGTCTCAAGAACTCAAACTCCGATATATTATGGAGTGAGATCTGGTCAAATAACTCAAATAGATTTGAACGGGCAGATTACTGGCTCCAATTACGACGCTTTAATATCAGCTCAAACAAAATTGATTAGCGGGTTTTCTAAAGATTTCCAAAGTCTAAGTTTAAGAGATGGCTCTGCGCTGGTAGAAGGCTTTCCTATATCAAACTGTATAGTCGATAATATTAATTTTTCAGAGGGTCAATACAATCAGTTGCTAGATTATTCTATTACCCTAAGAGCTTATGAAGCTAGTTTGTTTTCTGGAGTTTCAAAAGTATTGAGTCCAGTAAATTCGTTTGCCTTCTCAGAGACTAGTGAAGGTCAAAGATCAATAACTCATACAATTTCAGCTCAGGGCATAAACACAAACGCAAGCGGAACGATTGAGGGAAATGCGCTAGATAACGCTAAGGATTTCGTTTTATCTTTGACTGGTTGGTCTAACCAAATAATGCCGGAGATGATCAGGAAGGGGGACTTCACTAAATACACTACAATTAGTCCGAGTCTGAAGAGTCAGTCTGAATCAGTAAATAGAATGAATGGAACATTTTCTGTTACTGAGGATTGGGTCTTTGACGAGAATAATTCAGAAGACGCCGCCAGAACCGTAACTGTAGACATTCAGTCGGGCATAAATACTGATTTCGTCACCGCAACTGTAAATGTAAACGTACAGGGTGATAAAAGAAAATCCATCACGGAAATAAGAAACAAAGTTCCAAGAAACAATGAGCTCTATAAAATAGCAAAAGATAACTTTGAAGTTATGAGAGCTGATGCTTCAAGGCAATTAAACTCTCAGCCCTCATCGGTAAATGTAGATGAAGACGCCGAGTCAAAGACTATATCAGTTTCAGCAGTATTTTCTGATAACGATATTCACCCTTATGCAGTAATTGGTGCATCAAATGCTCCAGAGGGTCATCCTCATAAGAAGCAAGACTATGCTTATTTTGACTATTCTGTAGATTTAAACAGAGATGAAATATCTTCTGTCACGCAGGTCTCAATAAACGGAACAATACTTGGAATTGGAGGAGATCTAAAAAATAGATATGCGGCCGCTAACCAATTTCTTACAGGTTTAAATAAAAATTTGTACGCAACTGGAACTGGATCTAACGCTAACGTTTCTTTCTTTGGGTTGAGCGGGTTTCTTTACGAAAAAGCTAAAGGAGAATATGACAGCTTTTTTACTTCTTCAGATAACTATGGATTAAATCAGACTTTAAACAGTCTAACAATTTCTCCTAACGAGTTTAATGGGACAATATCAGTGACTGCGTCATTCGATGATACAGATAAATTCTTAGGAGAGCAGAAGTTATTTGACTCTGCTTCTTACTCTGTTTCTGTAAAGCCAGCTTTACCTGCGATTTCAGTAAAACCGATAGTAAAAACAAATGAAACTGAGCAGAAGTTCTTTGATTTAGGCTATATGAAAAAGTCTCAAGTTGATTTATCTTGCTCATTTCAAGGAAGCAAAAACTCTTTTTTTGGTAAAGAAGATCTTGTGGCGGTAGCGAAGAATGACGCGTATAATCTTAGAAGAGCTTTGAAAGAAAAATACGTAGACAATGAAGTTTTAGGTAAGCCAAACAGTGACGCTTCAGATTCGTCAGATTTTGTTAAGGTTGAGTCTGATAGTTTTGAATACGACCCTAACAACGGAAATGTTTCAATGTCGTCAAGCTATAGCTTCAATAGCCAAAAAAATTATTTCATGAAGAAGCCCAAAAAACTTGGCCCCAACGAAGACCCTCTAACTAATACTGGACTAGATTAAGATGATAATTGATAGGAATTTACTTTCTAAATACTGCAGTGGCACAAGTCTAACCACTGGATCTGTGCTTGCTTACTATTCTTTCTCTGAAGTTGTCCCTAATCAAAATCATAAGATATTCAACTCTATCTATACTACTGGAGATAACTTCGCTTCGGGGCAGGCTTTGAATTTAAGTAAATACGCAGGAGTATCATTAGGACCCAGAAACAACCCTGTTAGTGGCCTTATAGTTGGAGCTGGTAGGAACCTCATCACTGGCTCTGGTTATTTTGATGGAACTGATATAATCAAAATTGGAACTGGAGTCGGCGTTGACTCTTGGACCGCTTTTTTTAATTACTCAGGAGAAGGTCATTCTTTAGGGAAAGAAAAAGTGCTACTTTCTTCATCTGAGACTCCTTTAGGGACTTCTGGATTTTCCCTTGGAATATTTGATAATGGTTATGCTGCTTTAAAACATTATAACTCTTCAAACAGGAAGTCCGTGCAGCTTGCAAGCAAGTACGGTGGGCAAAATATAATATCATTATCCAGAAACAATGAAACTAAAATATCAGTAATTGGACACCATAACACATACGAAGATCAACATACTTACAAATTATTTTCAGACGATCAGTATGTAAAGTCAGATCAGTGGTATATTGGCCATCACAATGGAGTAGACAATTATGATAAAGCAGTACTTCATCAAGCTACTGGATTTAAAGGTTACATTGATGATTTTGTTTTATTTAGTGGCGCGTTATCAAACACGCAAAAAGAAAAGTTCTCTAATTTCTTTTCTCTTAGTAGCTACGAGCCCGCTAGGACTGGTATCATCTCAGGCTTTTACAGCGGGGTGACTGCGGCAAGCACTGTCCAAGGGGTTATTGGTACAGAATTTAGCGGCTATAGAATGGAAATGGTGCCAACAACTGACAGAGCTGGAAATACTATTGAGGTTTTAAAGCAAGTAGAAGTTTACAAAAACTTAAGCGGAGATATAGTAAATTACACTACAGGTGAGGTTTTCGTGAGTGTCACAGGGGTAGTATCTGGAGAGCAATTTAACCATTCGGAAGATCAAAGAAAGAGACAGGGCGTAAATTCAATAGTGTTCGAAAAAGGTAGTGGCATTTCAACGATAGTAGAGTATTATAGTCATAATTCTGGGGTTGAGAATGTAAACCTAAACGTCAGACCAATAAATCCTACGTTAAATAGCGGCGCTGGATTTATTGTGGACTCTGATCAGATAGCGGACTCTTTTAATGTTTATGTGAGTGGTCTGTATAAATCTCCAGACGCTAAAAATATAATTCCAAGTAGCGCTTCTTTTTCTTCTTACACGAATGGAAGCGATGGATTTCAGACAGGGACATACACGTTCAATAATGTGATGACAGGCCAAAGTTATACTTTTGACCCAGTTGGCCTAAGGATAGCTAGCTACAGAGAAACAGCTCATCCTCAGTCTTCAGTTGGAATTGGTCTTAGTGGGTCGGTTCATGGAAGTGACGTCGTAAATCAAACAGATCCAACAACAGTTGTTCCTAAACTTAACAATGTAATAATATTTCACAAAACACCAACTAGCGCGGCAGATAGATTTACTGATTTTCCTGTTAAATTAACTCCTGTCTATTCTCACGACTATAAAGTTCTGGGCTCCGGCGAGTTTCATCCAGTTAGCAGCTTTGGAACGGACGCTAATGAATTGGTTGTTGATTACACTGATGGGTCTGAGAACGTTTTATACCATAACTTTAATCATCATCAAAGTGGCAATAGTACACTTTTTGCCGGATCGGGCTATTTGAATAAAGATCTATATTTGGATGGAGTTAAGCTCTTTTCTGGAAGTGACTTTGATAAGTTCGATGGCAAACTCAGACTGAAGAAGTCTGTACCTGCGGCTGGTAATAAAAGCTTATTTTTTGTGCCTAGGCCAAATAGCCAATTTACTATGGCGTCTGGCTCTCTTAACGCGGGGCTAGTAACAGTAGACACAAGCAAAAAACTTTTAGATGAAATGGTTTGGAGGCAGGGGAGACGAGAGAAGAAAGAATTTGATTATGATACTTACTTGCAAGGAGGAAAGTTTGCACCAAATGGGGAAGTTTCCACATTAGCCACAACGGGAGTGTATCATATATTTAGTGGTCAAGCGGGAACTGGTTTTTTTAATACAAGACTTACGTCAGTACAAGATAATGCAGTATAATGGCAACCTTTAACAAAATAGAAGAAATACAAGTTGGAGAAAACTTCAAAGGTATAATCAATAGCGATAGCGTCGATTATAGTATAATTAGTGCTTCGTATAATCAGTCTTACTCTGAAGGCCCTTCAGATTTGTCTATGACGGTTATTTCTTCAGACTCTTCCATACAGATGAATGAGTACCTAGGATACTCTGAAGGAGGTTTGGTAAAAAAGGGAGGAAAGCAAGATGCTCCATTTTCTTTAAAAAATATGGAGACAATCTCCATAAAAAACGGAGAAACCCCTATATTTACTTTTTTTGGTTTTTTATCGTCATATAACGAAAGCATCTCGGCTGGCGAGCGCACTTACCAATTAGGTTTTTTGGATAGGTCTATTATATTAGACAAGATATTCGTTGGGCTAACCAACAGACATAAAAGAGTAGATAATTTAGTTGGCGGGGAAGCTGATGTAACATCTTTTTGCGGTAATGACGCTACAATAAAAACTAGAAAGTTAATATTTGGTTCAAAATTTGGAATCGGACCTAAGTTAAATACAGCTAGAGTCGGGGCCGTAAGAGGAGAACAGTATTTATCATTTTCTTACATTCCGTACTTTCCTTACTCAAAAAATAACTCAGAGCCGTATGCCGGTGGGAAAATAATCGTAGGAGATGAACAATTTAGCGAGAACTTCTGCTCTGTTCCTGAGGTTGACTATACTTTTAAAGACTTGGTGGACGGTATGGCCTCAGCAAATATAATAGTTACAGGTGACCTAGCTGGATTGATAAGGTCTGACGGAATTAGACGTCAGTATGCAGGGACATTGAGATCCGTACTAAGTAGATGGTGTGCAGATTACGGTTACTCTTTTGTGTGGGAAGATTCTTCTGGAAAAAAAGACTCTTTAGGAATTAGGGTTTTTGACATGAGGAAAGGCTTAGGGAACATTCGCGCTAAGAAAGAAAATTTCCTAGCTAAGGGAGTTCAAGATATAGAGTATTCAGAAGATAGAAAGTCTACCGAGTCTATTGGATTGGTTACTAGGTTAGTAAGGCCGCCTTCATTCACAGAAGGGGACATAAATTTTTCACGTAAAGTAAAATGCAATCCAGTAACTGTGCCGCCTCTTGGGCTTACTTCAGACCCAACAATTAGACCTAAGGATAATGATTCTTTTTTGAAAAGTTGCATACTGGCTAAATACAGTAAAGACATTAGAACTTTATATTATATAAACAATGTATCTGAAGTCGAGGGTCTATTGAAGTGGGAGGCTTTGGGGTTATTTGTAATTAGAACTAACGCTTATTCTTTTGGAAGAGGTAGATACAGTATACTTAGGGCTTATTGGATGGAAGACTTTGATGAGATAAATTCGGAGTGGGGAAGCGGAAAGTATGATACTTATTTAGTTTATTATAGTGAAGACATGGAAAATAGGCATATTGAGTGGGAGAAAGGAATAGCTGATAATTTCATGGGTAAATATTTCGTTTCTAATTCAAACACTTATGTTAATGATACTACTTCGTGCTCTGCGATTTTTGGAAGAAGAAGTAGACTGGCCGACAGCAATCCAGAGTTTATCGCGTTTCCTGATACGGAGATACCTCAAATACAAAACAATCCTTATGGCAAAATAATAGGAGGTGCTGTTACTGGTTCAAAATTCAAGAAGATAGTGGAGAGGCAATCTGCGCCTTGGGATGGAACTTTTGCTGCAGATGGAGAGACAGATCTCAAGTCGTTGACGCCAAGGTTTATCCCTGTAACGCCAGAGGCATATGACGCTTTAGTAAAAGCAGGGGTCATTGAGGACACTGTAGGCGCTGATTTTGCAATAGGTGGTGCTAAATTTCAACTTGGATATCTGTTCGTTAGAAAAACTTCAGTATTAATAAATTCCTCTAATAACTACGTAAACTCAAAAGAAATACCAGATGCGGTTTTGAATCCGGTGAACGATGATTCTGATACTTCAAAATGTACGCCTCAATGTTCTTTGGATGTCGGCGCGTATGTATGCGGCGAGTCTCCTACGGGATCAGGAATGCAGCCCGCGGTAACAACAAATATGTCTTTTGGAATACAGATTACGGCGGGAGGAGTAAATTATGGGACTATAATAGCACCTGTTGGAACAAAGAAAAGTGTTCTTGGCGGGCTTGGCGCTTTAGACAAAGCGGCTGGGTTTAATAGAATAGAGACTATAAACTATAAAAACTTTTTAGCTCAAAGGCCAATCAAAAGATTTAGAGAAAGCGTTTCTAGCAACTTACTGAAGTCAGCTTCAAATAACATAATAGAAGAAGACATGACTTCCTCAGTAGTGTTTACAGCAGACAACACTAACAAAACTCTTAACGGAACAACCTACGTAATCAGAGATGGTGTTGCTAGTAATTTGGGCATATTGAATGCTGATGTAGATAGCTCGATAGACAATTATCACAATAACGCGCTTTCAACCTTACAACCTTCTGAATTTAACTCTAGCAAGAGCCTCTCAGTAACTGTTCCCGGCTATCTGCTTGAGCCTTACAGTGTAGTAGATGGAATATCGTCTTTTAATTTTTCTTTATCTGGCGATGGGTCGAGCACTAAGCTTACTTTTAGGTCCATGCCTCCCAAAAAGCCAGCGAAAGACACTTTAATAAGGGAAGTCAAAACTATAACAAGACACTATAGAAACTAATGATAACTTTTAGCGGCAGCGACTACGTTAACTTAAAGAACGAAAAAGCTTTTACTTTTTCGATGGAGAACACTTCGTTTAGCAATATAACGGGAAGCGGGTGTTTTGGGTTTTCTGGCGCACTTAATAAGAGCTTTAATTTCAAGTTCATTAAGGGCTCTATAGTAGACGCAGAGAACAATCTGTTTTACAACTACGACAAGGATGAGGCTTTTGATTTTTCGGGGGTAGTAGATAATGCTAGATACGCTTACTATATAGACAGGGAGCTTTATAAAAAGGCGGGCACAAGAAGTAATTATAAAATACAGAATTTTTTCGTAGAGACTACCGGCGTGGACATGACGACAGACTTAAATGTTTATGCAAGAGAGCCTAAGAAGATATCAGTGACTTTACCTAATAGAGTTGACTTGAGCGGGGTAGTGACTGGCACGATTTCTAACGCTAGTTCAACCTACGCTTTAGATGTATTTACCGGATCGGTAGATAACAGTTCAGAGTTTACATTAAAGTCAATAGAAAAGACTGGGCACTTGACTGTAAACAACTCTATAAATTTTGTATTGGAAAGTAAAAGCGGCAATTTTGGGGAGACTTACGACTTGGCTCTTCTGTTTAACACTTCTGCTGGAGATTTAAATACGCCTAAGAGGACAACTGCGGCGGCGTTAACACCTCTCGATGAAAGTACATTGGATGTGGTTACTGACGTGTTTAAGTCGGGGCAAGACGCTCCTTTATCTTATGATTCAGGAGTCTTCTTTTTCAACAACATAAAACAAACTTTAACTGGGTCAGGCGTTGCTGGCGACGACTATCATGTCTTTCTAAAATACAAAGATGGATATAGCGGATTAACTACGGGATGGGGTGGATCATTCACCATAACTAGTCAAGGCTCGGGATATGGGCCTAATGAATTTGGCTTGAGCAGCTCTGCTGGCCTTGGGGCTAGCGGCTTTTTGTTGGCAAATCCTACAGGCACGATTACAGGGTCCGTAACTGGTTTGCAAGTTGATTTTACTGGTAGGAATTATAGCGGAGCAGCTAACCCAACTATAAACGTTTTACCTCTCTTAGGAATAACCGGAAATATTTTGTCGAGTGGCACTGGGTTGGCAGTTACTTTTAATAGAGTAAGTTATACAAAAAAATTCTGGAGCGGGTGGCAGTTGGCTACTGGTACTGCTCCTACAGGAACGTTTACAGATATAACCAGCCAAAATCAGTCGTTGACTGCATTGAGCGGCATTCCTATAAATCAAGATTTCTTTATAAGAGTAAAGTCTAAAAACTATTATGATTCAATGATACAGAGAGCAGATTTAATTGTTAGCGGGGTTAGCAACGGAAAAGAGTTTATTAGGACACTAACTGGAGTTGCATAATGAGTATTCAAAAAACAAATAGCACACCGAATGTATACAAGCTGGAAAAGTTTGTAATTATAGATACTAGAGACTCTTTTAATCTAACAAAACTTCACAGAACAAAACCAAACACTCTTATATGCCGGAAAGTTTATACGGCATATGATCGAAACGACCAAAAAAATGAATTCATAGATACTGCGACTATTTATGAAGTTGCTGTGCCTTTAAGCGTTTGGCAGGTAGATGCATACACTAGCGCAGAGATTGAAAATGGTAGCAACTCTTTAATATGCCCGCCTTACATAGCCTCAAATGCAAATAATTTAAAGCCTGACAAGACTCTTGCGGAGCACTTAGAAGCTAAAGCAGACCAACACGCTTTAGTGCATAGGGGCTCTATTATATACGCTCAAAAAAGAGATGGTGGTATTGATATTCTTGGCGGTAATCAATCAGGTCAGCCATTAGAGAGATGGATAGATACAGTTGTTGATTATGTAGATATAAATGCAGATGGAAGGTCGATGAAAATATCTAGTCAGACCGACAAATCAAACAACATAGATCTAACAGATTCTAACATAGACAATCTATCAAACCTTTACAACGCAAATAGTGAGTCACTCGGAATAATACAAAATGGTCTAGTTAAAGCTTGTATTACAAATGAAGACGCAGGAATTGATTATATTACTGAATTAGATCAAGTAGCAAAAGAGTGGCGGCACGCCGTAGGAGAGGGTTCTCCCGCTGATTATACGGCTCCCAAAGACAGCGCTACTCAATATGCTTTAATATTCGACCATGACGCCGGAAGCAATGGCCACTATCCAGTGCTTAAATTTCAAGAAGTCACAGGGGGTGGAGGTGGTGGCGTCACTACTTTCGCTGCTTTAACGGATACTGACCCACTTACGGACCAAGAGGGCAAATTACTTGAGGTAAATTCGTCAGCAAACAAAATAGTGTACTCAAACCTTAAAGCGTCTCATATAGATACCACAGATGTAGCTGCAACATCATATTTCCTAACTTCTAGCGGAGCCGCTGGGTCAAGCAATACTCTAGAGCTAAAAACAATAAACGAAATATTTGATGACGGTTATGCTTCTGCCGCCGACGATATAGATTTTGGAGAAAATCATTATGTGTTAGTAGTTGATACCGATACTGCAGCTAATACAAAATTTAGAAGAATAAAATACATACATCAATTAGGGGGAGTTTCAATTGATAGTAGCGTGAAACATTCCCTTAATACGGCAGAAGGGGAAGATGGGCATAAATCTTCTGTTAAAACTGTTGCGGTTGTTAGCAAAGATGGGTCTGCTGCAAAATATAAAGTTCGGTTTGACGAGATGGGAGACCTAATAAGTGACACTTCCGGTGATCAATTAGGAACCGGCAGCAATGTTATTGGTGATTATTATGTAGTAAGAAATGGAACTGACGGATTGCAAGGCGTTAAGCTAGGCGCTGATCTTTTTAGCGGGGGAGGAGGAGACGGTTCTGTAAGGTATGTTGATGGGGCAGATAACACCCCCGGAGCTTTACAACTTAAACGAGGGGATACATATGGCGGAGTAAATTACCTTGCATACGAACCTAAATTGTTTGGTATTTGTAAGGAGAATGGCGACTACGAATATAGATATTTTCTGACGTCGGTACCTGTTACCACATGATAACAACCTGTGTAATTAAGGATTAAGTATGGCTAGACATAAAGCTTCCTACGATTCGGTTCTAATCGAAGATTTAGACTTCGATGCGAGCGCAAAAATAGTAACAAAAACAAAAACTCGAAGAAAATTCAAGAGTTTCGACATAAAGCAGCTCAAATGGACTAAAAAACAGCAACAATTAATCGATTTAGCTACAAATAAAACCTCAAAAATACTTTTTATCAAAGGTCCGGCTGGTAGTTCTAAGACTATTGTTTCTGTTTACTCTGCGTTAAAGATGGTCAATGACTGCAACGTTAACGATATAGTTTATGTTAGGTCTGCGGTAGAAAGTTCAGACGCTAAAATAGGGCATCTTCCCGGAGATGCTGAGCAAAAGCTGCATTTTTACAATTTACCTTTCCATGACAAGCTTTCAGAGCTTTTAGATTCAACAAATATGCAGACTTTACAGAAAAATGACATTATTAGCGCGTATCCTATCAATTTTTGCAGAGGCATGAGCTGGCAAAACAAGTGCATCATTATGGATGAGGCGCAAAACAGCACATTCAAAGAAATAGTAACGCTCATTACGAGGCTTGGAGAGGGCTGTAAGTGCTTTATATTAGCTGATCCGGGACAAACTGACCTAACTAATGGTAAAGTGGGAGGATTCGAAAAATTGTATAAATTATTTAATACTGAAGATAGTATTATGCAAGGAATTCACTCATTTGAGTTTACAGATAATGACATTAAAAGGTCTGAACTTGTTAAATTCATAGTGAAGAAGTTGAAGACTGTTAAGTAATGCCTGACTATAATAATAACAACAGTACAGATGATTTAATTGCACCAGTAAAAAAAGGGTCGCTGGGGGTTACTCCCTCAGCGACTGATACAAGTGAAGGCACGTCAACTTGCGGCGAACCAGTCGAAGATGGGCTTTTTACTTATTTCAGAGACAGGCTATTAGATAAGCAAACAGCAACAAGAAACACTGATGAAAGCGTAGACTACGTCGCACTGAGCTCTGATAATTCAGATCAAAAAGCAAAAACGACAGGGTCCAAAGCTATTTATGTAGAGAGTAATGCTCCTAGGTCAGCGACCCCAGTAGCTTCTGACGTAAATATGTTGCCTCATCAGACGGTTCCGGCTGAGAATGAAAGCGTTGGTGAGTATTCTTATTTAGAGCCTGCTATAAACTATGATGATGAAGGAAATGAAAATTGCTATAGGTCGACAAACATTTTATATAACCAACAACAAGCGCCATTTTTAGATGGAACAGAATTCACCTCTTACACTTCAAGAAAATTCACAAGAGCCAAAGGGACTTTTGACGCAGAGGTGGAATTTAATTGCAATAGCTATGAGGGCTCTTTTATTGCGGGTAATGAAGTCTTAAGAAATGACGGCTTTTGTTTTATAGCTAAAATACAAAATGCAGCAGAGTACGGAACGCTACTTTTAGACTTCGAGCAAAATCATCCTCAGAATAATAGAATAACTCCTTACGTACTGAATAACCATATAGATGACCCAGCTAATTTCCTAGGAACGCCAACCAAGCCTCCTCATTATAAAACATTTGCAGCTGTGTCCACAAGTCAGCTTAATTTTTTTAGAGATCCCTCCTTATTGTCAGTTAGGTCCTTGTACAATAAACAAATGGAATACTATGAGGGAATATCTTCAGAAGATGGCCCTTTAAATAGTCGATTAAAAAGTTATCCTTACGGGTCTGCTAATATAGATGCTTTAGCTTTAGCTTCTTCAGAAGGCAATAATGCATCTTTATTGCCTTTTACAGAGTATTTGTATTCTATGACGAGGCCAAGTGCTTCCCCGTTTTTAAATGTTATACATAATGATTATTCTGAGCCACTAGATGCAGATGGGGAAGATAATTTAGGAAATCCTTGGGCAGGGGGATTACGTAATATTGACGAACCTTTTACTGGATCCGTGTCAAAGCACGTCCATACAGCCATATACGCTGACCCTCTAGTAAGAGAAGTAATAGTAAACTTAGGAATACATAAAGATTTTAATCAGGGTAGCGCGACAGGAGGAAATGTCATTTGGAATAAAGACCCAAGCGGTAATAGAATAAATACCGCAAATAACGTTCCTACTGTATCTAACATTTTAAGGGTAGATAATTCTTGGCGGCCATATGAAATTATAGTCTATAGGGGCACTTTGAACTATGACGCTTCGACAGGCAAGGAAAGCTATGATGATGGCTATCAGGAGTATTTCAGGTTTAGGACTTTTGATAATTATTATAAAAACGGAGTGTTCAATCCACAAGATGGAGAAGCTAATGGACCTAACTCTGGAGGAGATCATTATTCTCATACTGAAACAAATTCCGATGGCGTCAGCACATTTAAGTATCCAGTTGTTGGAGTAAATAATGAGAATGGGAAGTTTGTCATAAACTTTTCTGAGAACTTCGCCTCTGAAAATTCAAACGGTAAGTCAGTCTTTGATGAAAAAAACGAGCTCAAAGTAGCAGTAATACAAGATACTATAAAAACCCAAAAAGAGAAAACTAACTTCTCTAGTGGAATTTTTAACTCTAAAGCAAGTAACTATACTTTTAAGCCTATACATGAAGACACAATACAGTTATTAAACCTAGACGATACGTTACTTTTTTCTGGCGGCTCTTTTTATGGTGGATCAGCACAGGGTGGTCTTGTTAACGGCGGCCTATATTTAACAAACCACACCGGCGGACCAAATTACGCTGACCCCAACCCTTGGAATGAGATAATTGTAGACAACTTTGAAGATCGTGCCTTTGATAATCTTACCTTCAGGAATAATTTATTCGGTGGGAACAATGGCTTTGGGTACACTGAGTTTTTAGACAGGAATAACAATAGATATAGAACTCCAACACAATTCGCTGGAAGTATCAGACAAGATATTCCATTATTAAATTCAGAAAATTACCATACAGGAGGTACAGATTGGGGCTCTAATGGAAATTCTGTACTGCCAACCCACCCGATACATAGGCCTAACTTTGGGCAATTTAATTTTGCAAATGATACTGTTTTTGAAGACCCTTGGGCTTTAGCTGGGTTTATAAATGTTTTTAGAGAAGTTTCTTGGTTTGGTAGGGATTTGCTTAGGACTGAATCGTCAGCAGATTTTGACGCATACATAAACAGCAATTATGGTACTTTCTCAAAAACATACTCCGTAAGAGAAGGAACAAGTGTGGCAAATCAAAGTTTTAAGATGCCACAGCCTTGGAAGATGAAAGTCAGTTTGATTCAAGCTGAAAATATAACAGGTATAGAGCATGATACTAGCAGATGCCAAAGCAACAGGGCTATTTTTCAAGCTAATGGTGGGGCTACTCAATTAGATAGTGTTGAAAAATATATTTGCGGACAATGCCAACAAAATGACGGAGCCGCAGTTCCAGATACAGCCTATCAAAATGGCAAAAATCACGAAAAAGTTACTGAAGGTTATCCAGAAACAGATAAACTGAAAGATCATAGATCTTACCAAAGAGTACATGACGGAGGAAATTTAAGTGCCTAAAGATACTTTTAAGACAACCTACGAAGCGACAAAAGATTCTTCAGTAGCAGGCGTAGATGTAGCAGGATTCTTTTCTACTTGCGACTATTGCCAGCCTTGCCAAGACTCAGAAGGCAAAATGGTAGGTACTGGACAAGACGAGGCTAATGTATTTATAAATGGAGAAACAGAAATTAGGTTTTTCCCACACATAAACGACAAGAAAGACACTAACATTTTATCGCCGACTTTTCGTCAAATAATAAGAAGGCCTACGGAATTTATAAACTCAGACGGCACGACTTCTCCTGTCGTAACTAGGGATAATGACGGTAACATTAATAATACTTTCTCAAGTCCAACATGGGAAGATGGTGGTGGATTTTACTATAAAAGAAGAACAGGATATTTTAGGATAGGGCATCATAACCCAGAACATGCGAACGGAAAGCAGAAAATATGCAATTATCTAATGGAAGTGGATTGGACCGCTTCTTTGGACAATCAAATACTTAATTGGTTCAAGGGAGGGCCAGACAGAATGGCTTTTTTGGTTTTATCTAGACACACAGACAGACAAGCTAATTATACAAAAAATTTCCCCGCGGAAACTATAAACCCAGATGGGACGATTTCTAATGTACAACAATACTTTCATTTTTTGAGTCACTCAGGGTCTGTTGGCGGGTCTGGATTAACTGGCGCTGGAATAAGCGACACAAGTCATAGTGGTAAATTTTACTTTTACGCTAAGCCTTTTGATGTGTTTTGGATTGAGTTTTATGAATATGCTAAAAGGGGATTAAATTCTGGAACGACAAGAGACACTAGGGAAAAACAACAGAAAAACGCTGATGGGACAATAAACTCATGTCAAAGAGTCGAGTACGCTTCAGACCCAGTAGACTTAAGTACAAATACAGTTAATCACCCAAATCCCGCAAAGTCGTCAGGCAACGGGTTTGGTCCCGGAGATAGTACTCCTGTAGTGAATTTCTCTTATGAAGGGTTAGACTCTGATAAATTTTATGTTTTTTCCAAAGGCAGTACGCAAGCTAGAATAGTAAAAAGACTTGGTGACAATCCCTTGAGTGAATTGAGGGCTATGGGTACTAAAGCAAGATTCAACAGAAGATCTTTCCAAGATGGAGACATAGAAGACTTTGAAAATAGTTCGTTAAAGTTTAATAGATTTCCCCAAAACAATGACGGAACAGACTCTTTTCTTAAAAGATATGACATGCCTCCGACGCTAGGCCATTATTCTTTTTATGACCTTAATTTAGGGCTAGCCGACCCATTAAATCACGATTGGGTACAAGGCAATTATTTAGACCCTGACTTAACTAACAGGGACAACCATAATAACGTCAAAGTAAAAATAAAAAGACATTTAGCTGTCCATCCTTCTTTTGTTGTTTTAGATGGTTATGACGTAGGTGACAAAAACCTAGCGTTTGCGCCGTATATGGAGACTTCTAGTATTTTAGGTTATGTAGATTCTGTTGAAGACTTAAAAACTAACAGTAAGGTTGGGGGCAAAAGCAGTCCGTATGGGCCTAATTCCCCAAGGACGAAAGGTAGATTTGACAAAAAATTTGTTAACATACCTGACATTTTTCCTGTCCCCGGATTTAGGTTTGAAGAACCTCACGAATTAGAGAATTAATAAGGCCAAAGAACAACACAAGTTCTATGATCGTTTTCTTCTAAGTCTATGTCGTCTTCATAGATTTGGATAGGTTCAGTAATAGAACACTCTAACTCAACGCCAACATCCTCAACCATATTGTACTTATGAGAAGCTTGATACCCATCATCCCTATAAGCCATTATGACTTCAGACTTGCCGTTCTCGTTCTCTAGCAGTGAGATAAGCTCCTCCACGTTCATAGCTCAGATATATTTACATACACAAAAAAAGCCCCAGTAAGAAACTGGGGCTAAAAGATATATGACTTTTAGTTATTCTCCGGGCTTGTTGCCGTCAATAACTTTGTCACGCTTGTTAGCGAATTCTTTTCTAATCTCAGCAATACGCTTCTTAACTTCATCACGATGCTTCTTCGTTAGCTCATGCATTTCTTTATGAGCTTCTTTCATTTTATCGCGTAAAGCGGCGCGCTCTTCATCTGTGGCGTCTTTGAATTTAGATTTATCAAAGTTGCCTTTCATTTTCTTAGCGGCCTCAGAGAAGTCTTTTCTTAGTTGCTTTATCTTGTCGTCATTACGGACTAATTTACCGAAAGCTCTTCCTTTTTCGCGAATTTTATGTCCTTCTTTTTTAGCGTCGCCTCTGCGTTTTTTACGCTTATCAAAAGCTGCTTTAAGCCGCTCTTTAATTTTATCCCGATCAATTTTTTTCTCAGGACGAGGCTTGTCGGGCTTCTCTTTGTCTTTTTTTGGTTTAGCCTCTGTGGTTGTTAACGCTGATGCAATAATAGCTACCAGCCCGTACTTAATAATGTTTTTATAAAACATAGTAGTATTTACACTGCAGGAAGCGTGCCAAAAAAGAAACCCCCCAAAAAGGGGGGTTTCCGTCACTTGTCTACTAACTATGCTCGCACTTGGGGGATTATTACCCAACTAACTGGGAAATATTACCAAAACCATACAGTATAATCTTCTCCTTCGAAATCTTCCGGCAATATGTCGTAGTTTTTTCTTTTAGAAGTCATCTTCTAGTGATCCTGCTTGTTGATATTCTCTGACTCGTCTTTCGAAGAAGTTGCCCATTGCTTGGACGTCGACGACTTCTCCGAGCCATGGAAAGGGGTTTTTGTCTGATCCGAATCTATATTCGAGTCCAATTCCTTCAAGTCTCCGATTACCAATATACTCCATATAGTCAACAAACATATCAGCATTAAGACCAAGTATACCTCGGGGCAACACGTCTCTCGCATAAGCTATCTCCAATTCTACTGCTTTCTGTATGTGTTCTGTTATCTCTTGTTGGAAGGTTTTAGTCCAAATCTTTGGATTTTGTTCTATAATTTGATTGATTGCATAAGTTCCAAATTGAATGTGAGAACTTTCATCACGCAAAGTATATTTGATCTGGTCTGCAATACCTTGCATTTTGTTTTGGCGGCCAAGAGCTAGAAGCATTGCAAAGCCGCTAAAGAAGAATATTCCTTCACAAACAATCCAATAACTAATGAAGTTTCTTAAAATCTCCTTTTTGCCTTCTTGTGTGTGGGGATTGAAATCGCTTCTGCTAATGTCTGTAGTGATTTCCATTAAGAAATCATCTTTAGCCTTTATAGAGGGGATGTTTATATAAGCCTGAAATACTTCATCTATCTTGAGATCCAAAGAATCACAAACGTAAACAACAGTAAGATTATGTAAACTCTCCTCAAACGCTTGTCGTAGAATGTACTGGCGACACTCAGCATCAGTAATGAACCTAAAACCACTGAGTAGTAGATTATTACCAACAAGAGATTCGCTGCCAGCAAAGAACCCCAAAGAACGTTTGACCAATAATTTTTCATCATCTGTTATCTCTCCATTTTTCCACTGCTTAATATCTTCCGCCATTGATATTTCAGTTGGCATCCAATTATTAGCGCAACCTTTCAAGAACAAGTCCCAAGCGGTCTTGTGCTTGTGTGGCAGGATGCAATTAACACCTGCTATGTCTTTACCTAAAATTTGACCTGTTTTAGAGCTCATATCTATATAATATCTATATTACACTAATTACTGGCAAGCCTCGCAAGCCTCTGGATTAGCGATAGAGCAAGCTATCTGTTCTTCTTCTGTGTACTCCTTTTTAGTTGATTTTTCAACTTTGGAAGCACCCCGATTTCTTAGGTAGTAGGTAGTTTTTAAACCAGCCTCCCAAGCAGCCATATAAATATCATTTAAGTATTTAAGGCTTGTCTCTTTATTATATAGGTTGAAGGATATACCTTGGTCTATCCATTTTTGGCGGGCAGCGTTACACTGTATCAATTTAAACATATCACGATCAAAAGCCGTTTTATACTTTTCTTGAAGGTGTTTTGGTATATCAAGTAGTGAAACGTCACCATCTGCTTCCTTAACTGCTTCTGCGAAGTCGGCATTCCATATGCCTTCTTTCTTCATGTCGTTAACGAATTGTTCATTAACTACATAGAAGTTTCCGCTTTTGCACTCATAGACGAACAAGACCGAGAAGTTCGGTTCGATGCTCTGCTCCACACCGTTGATATAGCCAATAGTGGCAGTAGGAGCAATTGCCATAGTGTTACTATTTCGCATTCCATATTTTGTAATGTGTTCCCTGAGGCTTTCCCAGTTGATATTTGTGCTAACCAACGTTGGTTTTTTAACGCCGCGGCCGCTCATTAGCGTGTTGTAGGTATCTATTGGTAAAATATTCTTTTCCCATAGTGAGCCAGAATACGTTTTATAAGAGCCTCTTTCTTTTGCTAATTCACTCGAAGCAAAAATAGCGTTATAAGAAAAGAACTCTGTTAGATCACTAATAAAGTCTACAGCTTCATCTGAATCATATTGTATATCCAAGATTTGGAGAACATCGTGAGTAGCCATCATTCCCAGCCCAATTGGGCGATGTTTCATGTTGGCATTTTCAGCTTCTTTAGTGGGGTAAAAGTTTAAGTCAATTACGTTATCTAAAAGTCTGATTGCTGTTTTGATCGTTGAAGCTAGGAGATCCTTATTTAAAGCGCCATCGATAAGATGGTTCTTTAAGTTGACACTTCCCAAATTACATACAGCGGTTTCTCCTACCTCTACCTTTTCTCCATCTTTATATTTTGAAGGCTTAGTATGTAAAAGGATTTCAGTGCAAAGGTTACTTGAGTGAACTGTTCCTTGATGCTGGTTACTGTATCTAATGTTAGAGGGGTCTTTGAAGGTTATCCAAGGATGAGATGTCTCGAACAAAACCTTTAACATTTTCTTCCAAAGATCTTTAGCTTTTACTTTGCGGAAGTTCTTAAGTTCCCTTGCTTCAGCCTTTTCGACCATTTGTTCGTAGACCTTGACGAAACGGTCACCAAAAGTTTCATGCAAATCTTGTGAATCTGATGGGCAAAACATATACCAATCAGCGTCTTCCTGCACTTTCTTCATAAAAAGGTCAGGTACCCATGAAGCAGTATTCATGTCATGGCAACGAAGCCTTTCGTCGCCGGTGTTTCTTCGAAGGTTTAAGAAGTCTTCAAAATCTAAATGCCAAGGTTCTAGATAGGCGCATCCTGCTCCGGGGCGTTTGCCTCCTTGGTTTACCGCGACGAGTGTATCGTTGAGGATTTTGAGCCATGGCACAAGACCTCCAGAAATCCCGTTTGTGCCTTTGATAAAAGCGCCAGAAGCACGAAAATTAGTAACGTCGAAGCCAAGACCTCCAGCGTACTTACTTTTTCTGGCCTCTTGCCAGACTCCTTCGAAGATTCCGTCGATGCTGTCATCAAATGTGTTTAGGTAGCATGAGCTTAGTTGAGAGTGAGTAGTTCCACTATTAAATAATGTAGGAGTGGAAGGTGTGTAAAGAAAATTGCTAAAAAGGTTATAGAATTCAACTGCTCGCTCTTCTTTGTTTTCTTCATTTAAAGCTAATCCCATCGCCACTCGCATCCAAAAAGCTTGAGGCGACTCCATTATTTTACCGTTAGATCTAATAAAATATCTATCAATTAGTATCTGAATTCCAAGATATTTGAACTTAGAGTCTCTTTCGATGTCTAATCTCTTGGCTATCTCATTTAAGTCATAATCCAATAACCTCTCTGACAAAATGTCCTCTTTGCAGAGTTTTTTAATGTTTTGGATAAAAGTCTTCTGATATTGAAGCTTAAAAGTGTCGGAATCAACGCTTTCCCTAAAAACCTCTTTATAAAGTGCGTTAACTGCCAATGCCGCGGCTACTTTACTGTAATTTGGTTCTTTTTCGATCTTTGCCCTAGCGGATAAAATTAAAGCGTCGTCAATCTCCTTGGTGGTTATTTTATCATATACCTGAAGCTGAGCATCTAGCAAAATCTCGCTAGCAGATACTGATTCTGTGCCATTGCAGGCCCTCTGAACGCATTTATTTATCTTCTCCGCGTCGAATTTTTCGAGACGGCCGTTCCGTTTTTTAACTCTGATTTCCATTTAGTGACAAGTGTTCTTACACCCCAAATGTAAGAGAAGCTCTAACCTACAAGCTACTTTTTAGGATGTAAAGAGAAAAGTTATTTTGAGGTCTTATTTTGCGAGGAATTATGAAACTTGTCCAGTTTCATTTCAAGTTTATCGAACCTATCGTGAATAATATCGATTGCATGGGTTAAATCGTTCTTGGTTACGTAATTAGAGGGGAGTTCAATTGCCATTTCGGTTAATCTTTTATTGACTTCGTCATGTTTCTTCCAAAGCTCGTCAATGCTCTGATACGCTCTTTTAACAATAAGTCCAACTAAAAACCCGCCAATAGCTAATATAGCCTCTATTATGTAATGAATATTTTCCATGCTTTTATGTGTATTCGACAGCCCTGACTTTATATTTTGAGACAGGGGCAGATAGTATCCCCTCCTCAAACAGATACTTGATTATATTTACACAGATCAAGCGTGGGTCGTCTTCTTTTTCGCAAGAAATTGATATAATATGGTCTTTTATGCTGACTTCCCTCCCTAAGATACTAAAAGCTTCCATTATACTGATCTAATGTCAAAAATATCAACGCTTTTGTTTTCGCCTTTAATATCAGTGACTTTGAACGTTTTTTCGTCCAAAACATCACTAACTACTCCCGTCCAGTTGTTTCCTTCCGAAACTACTAAGACAGTTTTCCCGACCATTTTTTTATTGATATCTACTTTACTGTTGTCCGGTGTCATTTTTCAAGTAATTAATATAACTGTTTGAGTTTTCAATCATTTCTTTGTTGAAAATTATTGAAGCTACTAGCTTTTCTATCTCTTCTTCTTTGGTTTCAGTTTTCAAGGCATTTTCTGCCCAAGATATACTCTTTTCGAAGGCTTCTATCTGAGTCTCTTGGTCTTTTACGACCTCTTCGGCAGTCATTCCTTCAGGCATATTTGCTAACTTTGATACATCCACGAAGTTAGTTTGCCCTACCCTTTCTTTAATTTGATCTACTATCGTCAAGTTTTTTAGTTTAGGAGCACTCATAGTTTATCTTTCTGGTGAGCTTTTGTAATTGTTAGATTTTCTTTTAGTCTTACTGTAGTTTCTTCGTCTAAAGCTTGAGTTAGGGCTGCAGAACCAAGTAAATACTCTAAATCTTTTACAGATTCTGAGTAATAATAACTTTTCATATGTTCGTCTTTAGTCTCTCTAGCAATCCAGTAGGCGGCTAGAGCCCTGTTATCAAGTATAGTTGGGCTAGTGTCATGATAGCATCTAGAGTTTACGAATAATCCGCATTCGGGGAAAGGGTTTTTTATGCCTTTCATTTTAGAAGTTACACTAAATAAAGAGTACCAATCTTCTTCATCGAAGAATACTTCTCTGCAGATATCCAAGCCCTCAGCTCTCCAAGGGTTTAAGGCTTCAGCTAAGTGGAGATATTTAGAGGCCGTATTGAAATCTTCCCCCAAGGATCTTTTGGTAGAGTAGATATTTAAGTAAGCTAAATAGCCGTAATCAAGCCAAGTTTTATCTATGTTTATATACTCTTTTTTTGCTTTTAGTATCCCCTTGCCCCACATTCCGTTGTTTTTAAGCCAAGTCTTGAAAAAGAATATAGCCCTCTCCATGCAGTTAGTTCGGTGACTTTCAGAAAACCAAAATTTTCTGTAGACTTCGCCGCTTATGTCAAAATAGCTTTTAGCTAAGTACCATAGATGATAATCGTCAAATTTATCTTCTCGGTCAACGAATACTTGTTTTTCTAAACCTAATGCTTCTCTATAGTATTTCTTAAATATGTCTTTATCGTCATGCAAGTCCGTCATTTTATTTATGGAGTGGACTTGGATGCCTTCAAGATTTCCGAATCTCGCCTCCTCCTCCATCAAATAGTCTTCGTGGGCGGCTTGCCCAGATGGCCAATGAAGCTTCGTTCCTTTTTTAAAAAACGCGACTCTTACGAACATTATAGAGTTTATAATGTTTCTTGGGCTTAGTATATTGTGTGATTCGTGCTTTGATAGGTCTATGCCTTCGTCAGTGAAGGAGCACCATTCGTCACAGTCCATTCTAAACAGCCAATCAAACTTAGAAACTTCGTTTGCTTTTTTGTAAACGTCATTTCTATGTAAAGCAGGGTCCCATGTCCCTTCGTTTATCATATCGTATAGATATAAAGAAATTTCGTTTTCCTTGCACCAATTTTCAACTATAGAGCATGTAGAGTCTGGATTAGGAGAGTTGTTTTGGAAGACTATCATTCCTGCTATTGGCTTTAAGGAGTCTAGGCATTTTTTTATAACTGCCTGCTCGTTTGCCGCCATCATAAAAACGCAAACTTTATTTTTTGAGTCTCCCCGTATTGGATAGTCTAATTTAGTTCGCATTTGATACTTCCAGAAGAATATTTGAAGACGATTTACTCTTAAAGACGATTCTGTCTTTTTTAACTATAGGCATAATATTTTCAACTATGCTTTCTTTAGTTTTTTCTGGAGTGTCTGGCATTGAGTTTTCGTACATGTCCTCCAAGAGCTCCAGTCTTTTGCCTTTTTGGCTGCCGCAGCCTCCGCAAGACTTTTGAGCAGAATTCCAGACTTTAATGAAAATTTGCCATTCTGGAAAGTGCTTAAATAAACCCTCTTGTTCAGCCAAGAACCCGACAAGCTCTTCAGCGCTATTAAAAATATATTCAGTTTGTTCCATGTTTTTGTAGTATGCAATAAAGGCTGTAAATCATAACAGAAGATATAACACACATTGGGAAGTACTTTATATCAAGCAATATTATTGGAGACTGAATCCAAAAAGACAAGCAGAGCGGGCATGAGACGAATCTTCCAAAAAAATTGTCATTTATAACTTGAGTATATTCAGCGTATGATATGTTAGATTTAAACCTCTTAAGAAAATATTCGTATTCACTTAACCCGAAAGCTTCATCTAGGAATTTTACTTTGTCGAATCTAAATACTTTTAGGTATTCGTATACAGCGTTGCTTTTAAACCATAAAGCTAGAAATAGAACATTGCAAGATACAAAAACAAATACGAGGTCAAACTCATTCATTTTGACAATTACAAAAAGATACTATTACGTATCGAGTTCCTTTTGTTGTTGGCCTAGCTCCGTGCTTATGCGTAATGTTTCCGGGATGTAAGGTTACGTCTCCTAAATCACCTTTAAACAAAAGTTTTTGCCTAGCGAAATATGTCCCTCCTCCTTCGTAGTCTTTACCGTGTTGAGTTAGGTTGGTTAGGAAGGTGACTCTAGAATAATCGTGATGAAGGGACAGGTGTGGTTGACCGTCTGACTTGTATTTTATGATAAAGTTTTCTCCCTTTAAGGATTCCCAGTTCTTTCCTTCCAGTCCGTATAAATACGTTGCTGCTGGGTAACAGTGCTTTTGTAAAACTTTTTCATATACAGAATTAAGCCCGATAGTGTCCAAGAGCATATCTGTAGTTGGATAAAACTCATGTCTCTTTTGAGTCCATGTGCCTTCAGTCTCTGAGACGTCAATAATTTCTTTACAAAAAGCCTCACTAAACAGACTCCATTTAAATACGCTAGTATGACCTTGATGCCCTAGCTCGTCTACGATCAAATCCCATTCATGCGAAATCGCTGAAGGTGTCAAATACTTCTTCTCCCAAGCTTCCTCATTATTATCGTAGTCAAAAATAGAAATATCGTCATTTTCTGGTTCGGTTTCCGATTTGTTTTCCGCTTTGTTTTCCGCTGCACTGAATCTAGAAGTAATGCTTTCAGGCACTTCTTCTATTCTAGTTACTTTATTTTCCGGCAGATCCTCGAACCCTAATTCTGATATATCTATAGGCCTACTAATTGGCTGAGAAAAGTTCTTCACCGCTCCTTCTTCTCTTAAGAAAAAAACTAAAGTTAGCCTGCCATCGTATATATCACTTCCAAAGTATGTATCTGATTTGTGCCAAGACTTTGGATCGTACATGATGCACTTATTGTATTCGTTTGTGATTATTGAGTTTACATTGAAGTTTTTGGGGTCGCCTTCATTAGTTATAAAATCCTGACTATCGGTGTCTACATTTTCTTTAAGATCGTAAATTATAGTGCCCGAGTTTGGTTTCGGGTTTGGAGTTAGATAGACCATCCCTACGTGGGTGAAGCGCTGGGTCATCTTATCGTTATGTATCCAGCTATTCCCATCTGAAGCAGTGCATAGTTGGAACATGGCCTCAAAATAAGTATCCTTGTTATTATCCCATCCCATTAACTCGTAGAGCCTGCTGGTAAATTGATAATACATATCTTCGTTTAGAAGATGGTAGTATTCGGTTCTTATTCCGGGCCAGTTGCCTTCAGTTGGATGGTCTTTGCAGTTGTAAAACTTTTGAGAAAGCGCGAACTTTCTTACTTCGTCTGGATTACTGAAAAAATTCTCGAATTCCAAAAAAGATCTCATTTCTTATTCTTACTGCAAAGATAAAGGTTAATCTAGTTTTTCGTCCATGTATTTAACTACTTGTTTAGCCAAATACCCCTTTTCTTTTTCGTCCCCTTTGTCAACTAAAGATCTTCTCCATTCAGGAAGGTTTTTGTAATGAGCCCAGTAAATTGCTTCTATTTTCTCGGATTCTTTTAGCTTTATTAAGCGTTTTTTAGGTTTTTCTGTTTCCGTCACTGCAAAAAAACATATCTAACGCTTTTTAATCAGTCAACGATTTTAAAGTTGTTGACACGCCAAAAAGTACTTGCTAAAAGCGTTCTTGCTTTTCGCGGTGAAATAGCCTAGCGGGGATAGCCCGCTTAAACACGTTAGAGACAACAGGCCCGTAAAAAGACACCAATCAAGAAGACTAATAATCTTCACGTTATTTCGGGAAAAGGCGGCGTTTGAGATTGGAAAAGCTAAAAACTTAAGGCGACCCCTCTGGGGGAAGGAAGAAGTTAAAAGTCAAAAAAGAAGTCACACCGCTTGGGAAAGCAAAAACATAGCTGAGATTGGTTGCGAGCTAGGCTGACACATGGCCAATGCGATGACTGAAGCAGGTAATTTCAGGGTATTTTATAGCGCATTCTTTTAATAATATTGACTGGCGTTAAGTTGACTGCTATTACTTAGGCTCCTCCTCGGAGGAAGGAAGAAGTTAAAACTTCTTCATATACGCTCTTCGAGCGTTAACCTTAATAGAATATAGTCTAAAATGCTAGAAGTTGATAATAAACTAGTTGAAAAAGTAAAGTTTAATAGATGTTCAGACTCTACTTTGAAATTAGCCCAAAGACATGTTGGTATATTTAATAAAGTCTATAAAAAGTATTTTAAGGCCTTAAATGAGGTTGGATACGCATATAAAAACTTTCAAGACGATGTAAACTTAATAGTTTTTAAGGCTTGTATATCCTTCAAGGAAAACGGAGGTTCTAAGTTCTCTACATGGTTATGTAATCACACTAGATACCATTGCCTTAACGAGATAAACAGCAAAAACAAGAAGAATAAAATCAAATTAGATTTATCCAATAATTTTGAAGAAAATCAAGAGTCCGGCTTGAAGGAGCTTGATGCATACTGTCAAGAGAAGAGGATTAAGGACGATGCTGAATACATAATGAATATACTTTCCGGAATGAAGGATAAAAGAATATCTAAGATATTTGATATGAGATATTTTTCAGAAACGAATAAAAACAAACTAGCTTGGTCAAGTATAGCTAGGGAGTTAGGAATAAGCACCCAAACAGCTATAAATCTTCATGAAAAAGGAGCTACGATGGTAAGAAATAAAATAGAATGTAGCTCTAATTCTGATACAATATAACTTGACAGTACAAAAAGTACAAAGTAACTTAAAATTTCTTATGGCTGAAAATAAGTCAAATAGCACAGAAGTAGGGGCGCTCTGGAAAAGAGTAGCCAAAAACACAGGTAAGACTTATCTTGCAGGGCACATCACTACCGAAGATCTTGGAGCTTCAGCTTTGGATCAGAAGGTAAAGATTGTTGTTTTCTCAAACAATAAAGAAGGTCAATCTGAAAACGCACCAGATTTCAGAATGTACCTTTCTAAGGTTGGGGATCAAAACAAGAAGCCGGAAACTCAAGCTGCAGCTTCCGATACTTCGGATGGAGATCTCATTTAACTTACCTATAAACGGGGTATCTTTTGGGCAGGTTTCCATTGGCTTGCTTAGAGAATCCTTCAAAAGAGGAGAGTCACCTTCCCTATTTCCTATAGGGGAGGTTGACTACTCTTCTCAGTCTAACATTTCTAAGGAATTTGAGGACTGGATTAAAGCCTGTATTGATAAAGGCAAAAAAAACCATAGCAGAGACATTCCGTGCCTTAAACTTTGGCATTTAAATGGAGGAATTGAATCCGTAAGTAATAGACACAACTTACTTACTTTTTACGAACTAGATTCTCCTACTGAAGCTGAACTTAATGTCGCTAGAAATTCTAACTTAATAGTTACTTCGTCATACACTAGAGATGTATTTACTAAGGCTGGGGTTGATTGTGAATTTGCGCCATTAGGTTTTGATGAATATAACTTTCGCAAGACCGAACCTAAAACATTCGATCAAGAAAGAATAACCTTCAATGTAGTTGGCAAATTTGAGAAAAGGAAAAAGCACGAAAGCATAATTACTTCTTGGCTTAAAAAGTTTGGCAACAACAAAAAGTATTTTTTGCAGTGCGCAATAAACAACCCTTTCTTTTCAGATTCAGATAATGAAAAAATATGGAATTCACTGGGTAGAAAATCAGGGTTCTTTAATATAAGCTATCTAGGCAGTATGCCTAAAAACGAAACCTACAACCAGTTTCTAAATTCTGGAGATGTCGTAATTGGGATGTCTGGCGCAGAAGGATGGGGCTTACCAGAGTTTCAATCTGTTTGCATGGGTAAGCATTCAGTTATTTTGAATGCGACTTCGTATAAAGATTGGGCTAACGAGTCTAATAGCGTCTTAGTCGAACCTAGCGGAAAAGTCGACGCCTACGATGAAATATTTTTCAAAAAAGGCTCAGACTACAATCAAGGTCAGGTATATGACTTCAATGAAGATGAGTTTATATCTGCTTGCGAAGATGTTATTAAGAGGGTAGAGAAAAACAGACTCAACGTAGAGGGCGAAAAACTAAAAGATACTTTCAGTATAAGCAATTCTTACGATTCAATATTAAACTCAATAAAATAGTATGCCAGAGTATTTATATGAAAATCCAGACACTGGAGAGGTGGTGTCTGTAATTCAAGGTATAAATGAAGAGCATTCGTACAGTAAAGACGGGTTGGAATATCAGAGGGTTTTCACAAATCCTAATATGGCTGTAGATTCCGACTATTCTTCTCTTAGCGAAGAGCAATTTGTAAATTCCACAAGAAATAAAAAAGGTACCTTGGGCGACCTTTTCGACGCGTCAAAAGAAGCCTCTGAAAAAAGAGAAAAGCTTCATGGTAAAGACCCAGTGAAAGATAAATACTTTAAAGACTATAGTTCCAGAAGAAAAGGAACTAAGCATAAAGATGACCCGTCCAAGTGAAATATCTTTCGTAGTAATTACGAATGGGTCAAATCCCAGTAAGCTTACGTCGTTAGTATGGAGTATAGTATATAACGGGAGAAACCACTTAAAAGATTATGAGATATTAATTTGTGGAGATTTAGCGGAATCAGACCATGCTGATTTCGACAGAAACCTTATGTTCGGCGACTGGGAGGATAAGATTAATTTAATCCCATTAAAAGACGCCGCAGACAATGCTAGGCTTGGCGAGATGAGAAACGCTGGATGCCAAGAAGCGAAGTTTGATACTATTTGTATTCTTGATGATGATTTTGTATTAACAAAAGACTGGGCTAAAAACATTCCCTCTAATGACTTTGACATTATGACCACTCAAGTCAGAGTTCCGGATGGAGGAAGATTTTGGGATCATGCTTGCTACGGAAGCAGAACTAGGGGTCATATAATATTGATGCCCGAAGAGACTGACGACAAGCTGTATATGTCAGGAGGAACAGCTTGGATGCTTAAGAAAAAAGTCTTTGATAAGATTAAATGGGGACAAACCGGAATTTATGAGGGAATGCGCTCTTTAAAAGAATATAGAGAGGGTAACCATAATGAAGATACTTTTTTTTCTAAATCATGTAGAGAAAATGGATTTTCCATAACTCATAATCATAAATCGGTTTCTTTCCATGACGATGATACTTATACGGCAGTTGGTAGATTTTGCAACAGGAGAAGAGGCGCTAAAAATCAATCTTGGGTAAAATCAATTCCTAAAGAATTTTCCGGCCCTGTTTTTGCAGACTTTTCGAAAGTATTATTCAGCAACGGCTATATAGCTGAAGCTAATGATATAATAAGATATGGGTTAATGCTTTTTCCTAATAATTATGATTTGACAAAAAAAGAGAAAGAGATGGTTGACTACGCTGGCTTTTTACCTGATAATAGATTTACGACAGAAATCGACCCATTACTAAAGGAGACTCAGGACTTTTATAGTAAGGAGTTTGCTAATTTGCAATGGTAACACCGCCAGTACAGACGCTTTGGGTAGGAGACTCTCTCTCTGAGCTAGAAAATTTATGCATAACCTCATACATAAAACAAGGCTATGATTTTCATTTGTATGCTTACGGGGATATAAAGAACGTACCCGAAGATTGTATCATCCTTGACGCCAACTCAATTTTAGATGAGTCTGAGATTTTCTGCTACAACTCCGGAGCAGGGAAAGGCAGTGTCTCTGCATTTTCTAATCTATTTAGGTATAAACTTTTATATGACGAGGGTGGCATTTGGACTGATACTGATGTGATTTGTTTAAATCGCTTCCCGGATGAAGATGAGTATATTTTTGCTTCTGAAAAAGACAGCAGTGTAGATGGCGAAAACATAATATGCTCATCAAACTTTATAAAAGCCCCTAAAGGTTCAAATTTTGCTAAGTATTGTTACGATAAAGCCGCATCAGTAGACAGGGAGACTTTACAGTGGGGAACTATTGGGCCAAGATTAGTAGGTGAGTCTGTAGCTCATCATGGTTTAAGTGACTTTGTTCTTAGTTTTAAGAAATTCAACCATGTGCCTTGGTACAATGCTGAGGTATTTTTTATTGATGAGCCAAGTGATGTTGGTCAACTAATTTATGATAGCGTCATAGGCGACGCTTACTGTATACATTTATGGAATGAGGTCTGGAGAAGAAATGGCATAGATAAAAACTCCAAGTTCCCTAAAAGCTGTTTTTTCGAAGTTTTGAAATCTAATATAAAATCAATAGAATGAAGCAAGTACCATTAAAAGAATTTTTCCAGCAAGTTAATTACGACTGGGAGAAAGATATAGACTTCTTTAAGGACGTCTGCTCGCTTAGTAAAACCAGAGCTAGACCAGTATCTATAAAAGACGCTTTTGAAGATTCTCCTCAAGAATTTGAATTCACTTGGGGGATGGAGCAGCCTTTTATAATGAAGGCATTCATAGAGAGTCTCGAAGGTAAAATAAATTATTTTGAGATCGGAACAGGTAGAGGTACTTCCTCTATGGCGGCGGCTGGCAGCAAGAATATAAACAAGATTGATAGTTTTGATATTCTAGAGCCAAAACACAAACGGAAAAACGTCGTAAACTTCAAAGAAGTGCAAGCCTCAAATGTAGACATACTAAAAGAATTTGAGTCTAAATATTCTGACAAAATTAAATCAAACGGTAGAGAAGGCACTACTATGGGAATAAAACTTCACCACGTGTCAGAATACGCTTCTTTTATAAATGACGACAATAACAGAGACTATGACGTTTGCTTTATAGATGGCGAGCATGAAAATCCAGAAATAATCCTAAAAGACTATCTTATTTGCAATAAGGTTATGGAGAAATCTAATCATGCTTACATTATTTGGGATGACTATTATCCAGATAAGATGAACGTGAAGCACGTTGTTGAAAGAGTAGTTGAAGTCGACAAGAGAGAATCTTATTTAGTTCCCTTTAGAGGCCATTTATTTGGTAGCAAAAACAGGCCTATCGAAAAAGACGCTGGGGTAGTCATAATGAAGCTGAAATGAAAATAGCCTACATATGCGACAGGAATACATTCCTGCATAAAATGTCTAGGGTTAGGTTTCATTCAATTGAAGCTATATCAAAGATACATCAAGTTGAGTGGTTTGGTAAATTTTGGGATGGTTGGTCTCACAATCTTTCTGTAGACGAAAATTTTGATAGAATAGGATATGAGCCAGATTTAATTATCGGCTATAAGCCTTTAGAGATAAATGGATTTGCAGATTCTAAGTTTAAGAAGTGCATCAGATATAATGAGATGTACAACAAAGAGTGGACTATAAGAGAGATAACTGAAAGTAAGTCTGATATAGTTATATGTCATCATCATAACGACTATATTGAATACACAACAGACCCACAATTGACACGCAGACTCAATGGAGTTGAATTCGTGAATATCCCTCATTGTGCAGAATCTACAGTATTTAAAGATTATGGTTTTCGTAAGGATGTAGACATTTTACTTGGAGGCGCTATTTTCGCCTCGTCTACATTAGGACAGCATTATCCTTTAAGAGATAGATTAGCTTCGCATATCCTACCTAAAATGTCTAAGAAGTATGCGTGTAGTCTTTATGAACATCCGGGATATGACTTAGGTGAAGCTCATACAAACAGGTATGCAATAGATTTTGCTAAAGCTATAAATAGATCTAGAATATGTGTGACTTGCTCTGGCTTGCCTAGAAGCAGATTTGGCAAGTATGTAGAAATACCGATGTGCAACACTGCCATAGCCGCAGATATGCCCGATGAAATGCAAGATTTCTTTTCTGAGTTTTTGATAGAATTAAGCATGGATGACAGTGATTCCGATATAATATCAAAGCTTGAATATTACTTAGATAACGACGATAAGCTTCAAGAAAAGACTTGGATTGGGTACGATAAGTCATCTAGATTTGATCAAGATTACTATGCTGAACTTTTCACGGAAAAAATAGAGCCTTTAATTTGAAAGTAATACCAATACATGGCCATGAGAATTGGCTCTGCGATAGATACGCTAGCGAGTGGATGGAGTCTAATATCTCTCATGCTCCAGACTCCTATAATGTAAATCACGCTGATGCTTTATGGCTGCTTGCTCCTTGGGAATGGAGAAATGTACCAGAAGACTACTTAAACAAGAAAAAAATAATCTGCACCATCCATCATATAGTTCCAGACAAGATGAGCGATGAGGCTTGGAATGAATTTAAAGAGCGAGATAAATACGTTGATGCCTATCATACGCCATGCCTTAAGTCTTGGGATCAGTTTTCGAAGTATACCAATAATAAACCTCACTTAATACAGCCTTTTTGGTCTAACGGTTCTATATTTTACCCCTACAAGAAAGAAGTAAAGCCAGAGCTTAGGTTTAAATACGGCTTAGGAATAGACTCTTTTGTTGTTGGTTCTTTTCAGAGGGACACAGAAGGACGCGATCTCAAAAGCCCCAAGCTTGAAAAAGGGCCAGATATACTTTGCGACATATTAGAAAAGGTTAACGAGAAGAAGCCAAATCTAGAGGTTTTGTTATCTGGTTGGAGAAGGCAGTATGTTATTGGCAGGTTAGAAAACGCAGGAATAAAGTACAAGTATATAGAGCTTCCATCTATAGATGTTATTAATGAGCTTTATAATTGCTTGGATCAATACATTGTTGCAGCAAGGCACGAAGGCGGGCCTCAGTCAGTCTCTGAATGCATAATGACTAAAACGCCAATAGTTTCGACTAGAGTCGGCTTGGCTGAAAAATTTCTCCATCCTAACAGCTTGTTCGCTGATCAAGAGACCTTCTTCGAAGCCACTTCGGACGAAGAGTCTTTGCATTATTCCTCAAAGATACTAGAGCCATATCTGATGCCTCAAGGGTTTGATAATTTTAACTCCTTTTTTGAGTCTATATGAAAGAATTAGATAAAGAAGCTTTAATATCTTGGATTAAAACGATAGAGCGCGAGGGGTACCCTTGGACTCTACAAAAAAATCCTAAAGGGGTAGACAAATGCCTATTGTCTTCAGCTTCATTATTTTGTAAGTTAGCTCGAATATACTCTAATTACTTTACGGCAAACAAAGACGCTTTAAGAGATGTAATACTTTCTTTTTCTCGTCCCGATGGCATGCTTGAGGATATAGAAGGAGATAAAAATGTAATTTCGGAGACTAGGCAGTCTTTTTCAGGGTTGATAAATATAGGTTATGACGTTCCCGATTTTGACTGTAGTTCCTTTTTTCAAGAGCCTCTTTATTTTATGAGGGACTCAGAGTGGAATAACCCTTGGGGGGCTGGCGCTCATTTATCTCATTATATGTTTTTCATGCACCATTCAGGTAGGCGTGATAAGATAGATTCAGTTTTGCAGGATTTAAAGAAGTTTGAGAAGCCGGAAGGATGGTATTACAAGCACCCGCCAGACGCACACACTTTAGTTAACGGCATAATGAAAGTGATGACAGCTTTTGACGCTGTCGGTATTGAAATCCCGCAAGATAATATGAGAGGGATACTTGAATTAGTCTTTTCTTATAATTCTGCTTATGGAGGTTGCGGCATATATGATTTAGTTTACGTTTTAGATAAATGTATAGAACATGAAGTTAGAGTAGAAGAATGTAAAGCGGCTATGGAGAATTGCTATAATTCTATAGTCTCCCATCAACAAAACGATGGTGGATTTTCTTATAGTTTAAATTGCTGTCAAACAGGATTTTACGGTAAGTCGATAGCTGAACCATATCCCTGCGGAGATGTACACGGGACAACTTTATTCAGCATGGCTTTAGTTAGGATTGATAATAGATTAGAGTTAGGGCTAAACCTTTGCCCAGCGGTAACATGAATACTATTGTAGGAATTTGCTTGTTTAAAAATGAAGATATATACTGCGAAAGAGTAGTCAGTAATATATTGGATTTTTGCGATAAGATTTTAATCATCGATAACGAGTCGACAGATAAGACTTTAGATATAGTTTCGTATAAGTTTGCAAGAAACCCAAAGGTTACTATAATTAAATGCTCAGATCATACTCTTACTGGTAGGTATACTTATGAGTATTTTAAGACTAAGACTTTTTTGTTTGCTGTTGATGGAGACGAAATATACGACCCAGTTGGCCTTAGTAAAATAAGAGAGAAAATAAAAAACGGAGATTATGATAGTTGTTGGAAAATATCTGGAAGTTCTTTTCACGTTGAAGAGTGGAATGATGATGATGATACACCGAACTTAAGTGGGTTTACTTGCCCGCCAAATAAGCATGTAGTCAAACTTTACAATTTCAATGTAATAGAAAGCTGGACGCAAGGAGAGAGGCTCCATGGTGCTGGTCCATCGCCATATCCCAATTACATAGAAGAGAATATAAAAGTAAAATTCGCCAATGAAAGCGCGCAGTCAGAAAGCCAAATAATTCCTTGGGGCTTTTCTAATCTTAGGTGCTTACATATGTGTTTTGTTCCAAGATCAAGTAAGGATCTAGATATAAGGGAAGCTTCCACTTCTAAGAATCTTAAATATAGACCAGCACCAGAAGGTCATGATTTAGACTACAAACCTAAAAAATACGGATCAGGAAATACTCATAAATTACCTTTAACCTCATTAAAAAACTTTTTAGCATGAACAGCTCCTTTGTTTTCGGGATGTGTCCTAATCGCCATTCAGCAGGTGGCGGCGGCACAAAATTCGTTAACTACTTCTCAGAGAAGTTAGTTGGAAGAAGTTCTTTTCAGTTTTCTTTCAAGAACCCTCCAGATTATGTGTTAATGTTTGACCCTAGACACTTAGACTTCTCGGGTAATTGGTTAAGTGTTGAGGTTCTAAAAGAGCTTAAATCTAGGAGTTTTGATTGCAAGTATATTCACCGTATCAATGATATTGGTTACCCCAAAAATAGGCCTCAAGAGTATGTGGACGGGGTTATTGAAATGGGAAACTTAGCAGACAAAGTAGTATATGTATCTCAATTCGTAAAGGAATATTATGAAGATAATATATCTACAGAAAGCGCTGTGATTCCTAATGGTGTTGATGAGAGAATCTTTACAAAGAGAGATTATTCTTTTGATAAGATTAAATTAGTAACTCACCATTGGTCTTCTGACCCAATGAAAGGCAAGGCTTTATACGACTATATAGACTCCAAGATACCAGCTTGGGGTAATGTAGAATTTACATATATTGGCAATCCACCAAAAGGTTCAGATTTCAAAAACACTAATGTAATTGAGGCTTTAAATTCTGATGATTTAGCCGCCGAGCTTAGGAAGCATACTATTTATGTGTCAGGCTCGGAGCATGAGCCTTGCGGTATGCATAAATTAGAAGGAGTTTCTAGTGGGCTACCGATTATATATAATGAAAATAGTGGAGACTCTTATTTAACCGCAGATTACGGGATAGGCTATCTTGATGCGGAAAGAGATTTTGAAGTATGCTTAAAACAAATGGAACAAAAACACCATTTTTTCTATAATAAGATAGTAGACGAGTTTGATCTTTATCTGGACGTTCAAACAGACAAGTATTTAGATTTTATTTTGAAATGAAGTATTTAGTAACAGGCGGTTTCGGTTTTATAGGTACAAATTTGGTAGTAGAGCTACTGAATCAAGGCCATCATGTAGTTGTTATAGATGATTGTTCTTCGGATAGCGTATCTTCTCCTCAGTGGTCTGATAAATGTGATTTTATTCAGTGCGACATAGCCAAGCCTAACTTTTATCATAAATTTTTAGATGGGGTAGATACTTGCTTTCATCTTGCTGCAAAAGCTAGAGTCCAACCATCTATTGAAGATCCAGCTCGTTTCGATTTCACTAACGTCCATGGTACAGTACAGCTTTTTAAGGCTTGCGTAGATGCTGGAGTCAAAAAAATAGTCTTCAGCTCATCTTCTTCTGTTTATGGAGACGCAGAAATGCCTACAGCAGAAACTCATTCTTTTGCGCCAAAGAGCCCGTATGGATTACAAAAAAAGATAGGAGAGGATTACTTAAAACTTTTTACTGAGATTTATAATATAAAAGGCGTCGCTTTAAGGTATTTTAATGTTTATGGAGAGGGCATGCCTCTAGGTGGAGCTTATGCTACCGCAATTGGCATTTTCTTTAATCAAGTTAGGAATGGCGAGAAAATCACTATATTTGGCGACGGAGAGCAGACTAGAGATTTTACTTATGTTAAAGATGTTGTTAAGGCTAATATTTTATCGGCAACGACTGAAGGCCTCGATGATTATGAAGTATTCAACGTAGGAAATGGAGACAACGCTAGCGTAAATCATGTTGCAGATTTGATTGGGGGAGAAAGGCAATACTTGCCACCTAAATTAGAGCCCAAGGCTACTTTAGCAGACAATTCCAAAATAAAAGATAAGTTAGGTTGGAAGCCAACTGGAGATTTAGATAATTGGGTTAAAGAATACAAGAAAATTATAAACTTAACTTAAGATGCAGATAACTAACATAAAATCAGCTATAGAAAGCAGAGAGGAAATGAGTAATAAAAAGGTAGTTGTCATCACTGGCGTAACAGGTCAGGACGGCAGCAATATGGTTGATTTTCTATTGAGCAACCACAAGGATGGAGATATACATATTTTTGGAGGGGCCAGAAGACTAAGTATATCTAATCATGATAATATCAAGCATTTAGAAGGCAACCCAAATTTTACCTTAATAAACCTTGATGTTACTGATGCAACTTGCATTACAAGAGTAGTTAAAGATCTAAGTCCTGACTATTTTATTAATTTTGCTGCTCAAAGCTTTGTTGGTAGTAGTTGGGATTTTCCAGTGCAAACTTGGGATACTAACGCTACAGCAGTTTTGCATATGCTTGAGGCTATTAGACTCTATAATCCAGATTGTCGTTTTTATCAAGCGGGTTCCAGCGAAGAGTATGGCGACGTTATGTATTCTCCGCAAGACGAGAACCATCCCCCTCGGCCAGTAAGTCCCTATGGAGCAACTAAAGTTGCAGCTAGACAATTAGTAAAGGTTTACAGAGATTCTTATGGTTTATATGCGTGTTGCGGATTGCTATTTAACCATGAAGGGGTAAGGAGAGGTGAAGAGTTCGTGACTAGAAAGATAACGAAAGGGGTTGCGAAAATCAAGAAAAGCATGGAGCTCGGAATCAAATTTGAGCCTTTGCAGTTGGGAAATATCAATTCCAAGCGTGATTGGTCTGACTCCGAAGATTTTATTAGAGGAGTTTGGCTCATGTTAAATAGAGAAAAACCTGAAGATTTTGTTTTATCTAGTAACGAAACTCATGAAATCTCTAAATTTGTATCTTTGGCTTTTGAGGCGGCTGGAATTACTGGGAGATGGGAAGGAGAAGGGCTTGAGGCCAAGTTTGTTAACTATCAAAATGTTGTTTTAGTTGAAGTTAATGAAGAGTTTTATCGACCAGCGGAAGTCGATTTACTTTATGGAGACTCCACTAAAGCTAGAGAAGAGATGGGATGGAACCCAAGAACTTCATTCCCAGAGCTAGTTAAAAAAATGGTTCTGCACGATCTTTCTGAAATGCCTTGACTTTTTCAAAAGCGGCCTTTAAATTATTGGCTGTGAACGAGAAGGAAAAGCGTAAGTACCTTATGGATAACTTTCTAGTTGATCCTGCTGGTACTAATTTCTTTCATCAAAACAAGCAAGCTCAAAAGCTTTTAGCCTTTTTCCCTGATATAGATTTTTGGAAATGGCTTAACGCCAACTATGAAGACTTGAAGGTTTACACTCTAGTAAATCTGCTAAAACCTAAAGTTATGGCAAAGCTCAGGGCGCGTAAAAAGATAAAAGCATTCAGTTTCAAAGACAAGCCTTGCATTAATATTTCTGAAGAAAAATTCGGAGAAGATGTTGAGGTAACCCCAACCAAACCAAAAACAGTTCTAGATTTTTTAAGAGATGGCAGCAAAGAGGAAAAAAAGTAGCGCGGAGGGCAAAAGCCCAGTAGAGCAGATAAAACAATATTTATCTGATAATAAAGAGTATCACAATGACTTCGCTGAAGAAGTAGATTACGTTGTATCTAGCGGTAGCTTACTACTGGATATGGAAATGTCTGGAGGTGTTCGGCCTTCGGTAATCAGAGCTTCGGGAGTATCAGAAGGAGGTAAAACGTCTTGCGCTTTATCTTTCGCTAGAAACTTCCAAAAAATGGATAACAGTATGGTTGTTTATGTAAAAGCAGAAGGGAGACTCAGCAAGGACATGATAGAAAGGTCTGGAGTTGATACTTCAGATGATAAATGGTGCGTTAGGAAAACTAATATTTATGAACACGTATTAAATTTCATAAGGCATTTAGTACAAGACAATCCAACTAACTGTAAGTATATGTTCATAATTGACTCAATGGATGCTTTAGTACGCCATTCGGACTTAGATCGTCCTTTTGAAGACGCTAACAAGGTTGCTGGCGGCTCTACTTTGAGTTCTGATTTTTTGAGGAAGATAGCTTTGAACCTTAGCGTTGGTGGGCACATTTTATTCTTAATAAGTCAAGTAAGAAGTAAAGTGTCTATCAATCCATATGAAAAAGGCGACCCAAGACTTACTAATGCTTCTGGAGGGAATGCTTTATTACATTACAGTGATTGGATTCTGGAATTTCAACCTAGGCATAAAGCTGATTTCATAATTGAGAAAGACGAGCGTGGTAAAGAAGGGATAGTTGGTCATTTCTGCAAAATTATTCTAAGGAAAACTCCAAACGAAAAAACTGGAGCGCCAGTGAGATATCCAATTAAGTATTTTAGGAAGAATGGCGAAAGCGTTTGGACAGAACAGGAGATTATAGACGTAATGACGGCTTTTCATTGTATAACTCAGAAAGGAGCTTGGATAAACTTTTCTGATGAAATGTGCGAGGAATTTGACAAGAAAAACTTAGAATATGAAAAGCAGCATCAAGGCATAGAGAGCTTTAGAAACTATCTAACTAAAAACACTGAATTAACAAAATTTCTGTATGATTATATTCTTACGGCTTTTCAAAAATAACCATGGATAAATTAAACGAGCTTTTCCAAATGCAGGATTCTCTAAATAAGAGAATCGGGGTTGACTCTAGCAAAATTACAAATGAAGAAGATAGGACTAAATGGACCTTGAACTATTGCAGAGCAATGACTCAGGAGCTTGCAGAGCTTACTGATAGCGTTCCATGGAAGTGGTGGGCTAAATACCAAGAGTTTGACCTGCAAAACGCAAGGGTTGAAGTTGTAGACTTATTCCATTTTTTAATCAGTTTAGCTCAAGTGTTAGGAATGGATGCTGATGAGGTTTACAAGATTTACCTCAAAAAGAACGAGGTCAACCTACAGAGGCAAGATTCCGGTTATACAGAAAAAGACGAAAGCGACACTCGTCATATATGAAGCTGTTTAACGTCAATGGCAAATTAGTAGGGAAAGATGTCGTAAAGTACAGAATAAACTGGAATAAAAAGTGTAGGTCTAAAATCCAGTTTAAGGTCAAACAGTTTTTACTGCCATACTGGAGAAATCATATTTGTTTTGAAGAGTTCCCTGTTTATGGGACTAGGCTAAAAGTAGATATCATAAACTTCACCAGAAAGATAGCTATTGAAGTCCAAGGTAATCAACACTACTCTTTCAATAAGTTTTTCCACTCCAACTCCAGAATGAAGTACCTAGACTCAATTAGAAGGGATAATCAAAAAATTGAGTGGTTAGAGTTAAATAACATAAAACTAGTAGAGATATTAGAAAACGAGGTCGAAGATTTGTCTAAAAAGTTTTTTTATGATAAGTTCGAAATAGACCTATGATAGTGTAAATATATTTATGTCAGCATTTAAGTTTCCAACATCTTTACTGACTCAGATTGATGAATGCTCCGATGGAGGGTTCATTCTCTTCACCATAAACTCAGAAGGCGAGCCAGAGGTTAGAAGTAGGTTTGACGACCCAATTAAAGCTCTAGCTTTGCAGTATTACGCCAAAAACTGGACTGATGTAATCGATGAACTCAATAATAAAGCCACTTTCTCCAATATCGCCAGTATGTGCAGCGATGAAATAGACGGTATAGATGAGGAAGGTTTTGAGGATATTGAAGAGGACGACTCCGGAGAAGACTTTGTTTAGTTTGACATTTGTAAAAGCGTAGGGTAAAGTTGAAAGTTCAATGGAGCTTTACTCTCTTCAAATAGAGAGGCACGTACTAGGTGGCCTTCTTAAAAACCCTAAATATCTTTACGAAATAGATAGGTTTATCAACGAAAGTGACTTTTACCAGCCAACTCATGGCACTATTTTTTCAGTAACTAAGAACATTATCCTTTCTGGAGGTAATGTTGATAAAGTCGTTATTTCAGAGAAGATAAAAAACTTAGGTATTTCTTTCAAGGACGATATCAATATCTATGATTATATCGAAAACCTTTTTTTCACTCAGATATCGGCAAAAGGCTTAGTAGATTCTTCTAAAGAGCTCTTAAAGCTTAGGATTAGAAGAGACTTAGTCGAAAACTCTGATAAAATAAAAGATTTCGTAAAAGCTTCAGGCGGAGATTCTATTGAAGAAATTATTAGTAATGTAGATAAGATACATTCTGAAAAGATAGACAGTTATTCTTTTTCTGATGAGCCTATAAATTTATTTGATGGCGTCGAATCGTTAATCGAGGAGACAGGCAATAACCCTCAAGAAGAGACAGGTTTTAAAACGCCTTACCCTGAGTTCAACCGTTTATTCGGAGGGCTTAAGCCAGCAAACATTTACGCCATAGTTTCTAGACCAGCGCAAGGAAAGACAACGTGGATCAATGACGTAGCTTTCAAAACTTCAGTCATTAACAATTGCAAGGTTTTAGTCTTAGACACAGAAATGAGCACAAAGGAAATGCAATTTAGAATGGCCGCTTCCATGTCTGGCGTTCCAATGTGGTACCTTGAAACGGGTAAGTGGCGAAACGACCAAAGTATGGTTGATAAAGTCAGGGCCTCGTTCAAGAAGATCAAAGACTATAACTATTTTCACTATCATGTTGGCAACAAGACTATTGATGAGATTTGTTCGATGATAAGGAGATGGTACTACTCTCAAGTAGGCAGGGGAGAGAAGTGTTTAGTCGCTTACGATTACGTTAAGTTAACTGGAGAGAAAGTTGGTTACAACTGGGCCGAGCATCAAGCCATAGGCGACAAAATAGACAAGCTTAAAAAAATATCAGAAGAAATAAACTGTCCCATAGTTACTGCTATGCAAATGAATAGAGCTGGTGAAACTTTTAATAGAAAGGGCTCAGACTTAGTCGATGATGCTTCAGCTATATCTCTTTCCGATAGGCTTCAGTGGTTTGCTAGTTTTGTTGCGATATTTAGGAGAAAGACCGTGGATGAAATAGCATTAGACGGAGAGCAGTTTGGCACGCATAAACTAATACCATTAAAAACTCGTTTTCAAGGTAAGGATGCGGCCGGTCATCATGATTTAATAAAAAGGACTTTAGAGGACGGCACAGAGAAGTACGTAAATAACTATTTAAACTTCGAAGTAGAAAACTTCAACATAAAAGAGCAGGGCTCTTTACAGAGAGTCGTTGAAGCGGCTAGAGAAAATCATATTTTAGATGATGTAAGTGATTCAGATGGAGAATTGCTATGAGTAAAGATATAAGATCTATTTTAGAAGATATTGGATACACCAATATAAAAGATTTAGGTAAGGAGTATCGAATGAGCGCTATCTATAGAGATGGCGATAACGAAACTGCTTTGAGGGTAAAAAAAGATACCGGATATTTTACGGATTTCAAAGAATCCATATCAGGCCCGATAGAAGATTTAGTTAAGATAACTCTAAAGCTAAAAGATGTCAGCGAAGCTAAAAGTTGGCTTAGCGGCAAGATAGACCTAACTAAAACTAGCTCTGCACCTAAAAGTAAAATCAAAGAGCAGAGAATATTTCCAGAAGGGCATTTAGACACTTTAGTAAAAGACCATTCCTACTGGATCGGTAGAGGTGTTTCTGAGAGTACCATAAAATCTTTTAACGGAGGGGTAGTCCTTTCTGGTAAAATGAAGGACAGATACGTCTTCCCCATAAAGAACTACAAAAAACAGATTGTTGGTTTCTCTGGTAGAGACATACTCCCAACCAAACAGAATAGCTCTAGACCTAAGTGGAAGCACTTAGGGGATAAATCTAGTTGGAGATTTCCGTTCGAATTCAACTATAATATAATACAAGAAAAGAAGTCTGTCATAGTAATTGAGAGTATCGGAGATATGCTTTCGCTTTGGGACGCTGGGATTAAGAATACTTTAGTTTCGTTTGGCTTAGATTTAAGTGTTCCATGCATCAACACTCTCTTGAGGGTAGACCCAAACAAAATACATATCTGCTTAAATAATGACTCTGAGTCCTCTGGAGCAGGAAATGTGGCCGCTAAGAAGCTTAAAGCTAAACTACTAAAATATTTCGACCCTCATCAAGTAAAAATCAATGAGCTTACTGAGTATAATGATTTCGGGGAGATGCCAACAAACAAAGTGAAAGAGTTTTTCCATGAACTTAAATCAGTCTGACCTAAATAAGAAAGTAGAAGAATTTAAAGAGAAACGGAACACTGCGGTCAATCGTAAAGGCTACAGTTCTTTTGGCATTAATAATGAAGTAAATCTTACTAATTACTATTGGTTTAAGAATAGACTTTCAAAGGATGAGTGCCAGAAGGCTATAGACCTAGGACTCTCTAAAAATCCTGAGTCGGCCGACACTTTTTCTGGAAATGCTTCTACTGTTAGGAAAAGCAATGTATCTTGGTTGCCGATACGTCCGGATATCACTTGGTTGCTGGACCATCTGAAAGAATGCGTGCTTGAAGCTAATGAAACATGGGGTATAGAGTACTGTGGGTTTTGGGAGAGTATTCAGTTTACTCATTATAACGAGGTAGGCTCTCATTACGATTTTCATTTAGACATTGGCCCCGGACATGGTTTCAGAAAGATAAGTATTGTAGTTCAGCTTTCTGATCCAGCCACTTACGAGGGGGGAGACCTTATAATTGACACTGGGAGCAATACAACAACTTGCCCTAGAGGACTTGGTAATGTTATACTATTCCCCTCAATTTTAATACATAAAGTTACTCCAGTTACTAAAGGAGAAAGGTTCTCTTTAGTTTCTTGGGTTTCTGGCCCTAACTGGAAATGAGCGAAAAAAGAGAAAGAATACTCTCGGCTTCAAGGATAAAAACCCTTGAAACTTGCACTTGGTCTTACTGGTGCAATTACCACCTTAAAGTCCCTCAAAGGCAAAACGAAGGAGCTTTACGTGGTACTATAGCCCATTTAATATTTGAGCTACTCTTAGACCCTAGGCATAGAAAGCATTACGATGACATAGTTATGGGAGGCAGCATAGAGTGTTCTCCCGCTGTTGCTAGACTTGTTCTAAAAAAACTAAAGTACGACAGAATAAAACATGATTTACCTATGGACAGTCATGCTAATTATTCCTTAATGGACAAGATGATTGTCCTTGGACTGTCTCATGATTATTTTTGTAAAGGTGGTCGAATTGACAAGCCTGAATATGAGTTTCTTATAGATAATGAATCTCCCAAATATAAGATAAGAGGATTCATTGATAAACCTGCTGTCTATGACAAAGAGAAGGTCGTAAAAATCATAGACTATAAAAGTAGTAAGAATAAGTTTTCCAAAAAAGAGCTTTCATCTAGCGTTCAAGGGATGGCTTATTCTTTAGCGGCTAGAAGAGAGTGGCCTGAATATAAGCCTATAGTTGAGTTCCTCTTTCTCCGTCACCCAAGGACTCCAACTCAAAATGTAGAGTTCTCGGATGAAGACCTTGAAGGTTTTGAATACTACTTGGAGCATTGTTATTCTATAATTAACAATTATACTGAAGAGACAGCAGTGTCTAGGTTTGCGGCTGATTACGATGAAGATAAATGGATGTGTAAGATAGGTTCTTGGAAGTGTCCCTTCTTAGAACCTTATTACTACTACTGTTTGGTGGACGAAAATGGCGAGGTGATATCCAAGAGCTTTAAAGAAGATTTTGATGTTAAAGAGGGCCAGAAAGTGACAAAAGAAAAATACAATGGATGCCCTAGGCACTTCGTTGCTAGAGCGGATAGAAACAATGACTTCGATGGCATCTCTGAACCTCCCCAACAAAAAGCCAAAGCCTCAGATCCGTTTGACTTTTAAGTTGACTAAGTAAAAAGTCTTAGTTAAATTAGACGTGTCGTAAATGATACCTCTTTTCAAGAGCCATTATTCTATTGGCAGAAGCATATTGAATCTTTCTTCAAACGAAGAATCTTCAGGCGCAGAAAACTCAATACCTCTGCTTTGTAAAAAGTCGGGACTCAAGGACGTTTTTCTAGTAGATGATTCCATGAGCGGTTTTTTGCAAGCCTACTTAAACTGCCAAGAACTTAAGCTTAACCTGATATTTGGACTTAGGATTACCTTATGTAGCGACATTACCAAAAAGAATGAAGAGTCTAGGTCTTCTAATAGCAAGATAGTAATCTTTTGTAAAACTAGCGAAGGCTACAGGAAGCTTGTCAAAATTTTTGGAGAGGGAGCTAAGGATGGCTTTTATTACGAGCCTAGATTAGACTTAAAGGTTCTAAAAAGACATTGGGACGATGAGCATTTAATGATGTGCATCCCATTCTACGATTCTTTTTTGTTTAGTAATTTCTTGAATGGTGGCAATTTCGTGCCTGACTTTAGCTTCTGCCAAACTAAATTTTTTATTGAAGATAATGATTTACCGTTCGATGAGATACTTAGAGATAAAGTTGACTCATACTGCGGAAAAAGCCACAAAACAGAGTTGGTAAAAAGTATTTTTTACCCTAAAAGAGAAGATTTTATTAGTTACTTAACCTTTAAATGCATAAACAAGCGAACTACTTTAAATAAGCCTAACCTAGATCATATGTGTTCTGAAGAGTTTTGCCTTGAAAGCTGGGAGGAAGCCACAAATGGATGACCATCTTTTAAGGTACGATAAAGAAAAAGAGCTAGTTTTCATAGATTGTGAAACTATGAATCTATGCTTAAATAGATGCAATAACTTACCATGGCAAATAGCTATGTTGAAAGTTAAAGGCGACAAAATTATTGACAGTAGAGATTTGTATATTAAATGGGATACTGATTTAAAGATATCTAAAGAAGCGGCTGAGATAACTAGGTTTGATCCCTCTAAATTAGACAAGCTTGGTATAGAGCCTAAACAAGCTTTTGATGAAGTAAGTAATTGGCTTTCTAGCGCGGATCATGTCGTAGGACACAATCTTTTGGGATTTGACATTTATATTTTACGTATTTTGTACAAAGAGTTTGCGGGCTCTAATCTGTTGAAGCAGATCCCGAGGAAGATCATAGACACTCTTTCGATAGCTAAGGGTATCAAGTTAGGCTTACAATACAATAGAGATGATGACTTTTTAGCTTATCAATATAAAATGTACCATATCATTAAGAAGGGCCTCAAATGTAATTTAAAAGCCCTTGGCAATGAACATAAGATAGAACACGATTATGATAGATTACATGATGCTTTAGTCGACCTAGAGCTGAACTTAAAAGTTTGGAATGTGTTTAAATGGCAAATAGACATATGAATCAAGTAATTACTTCATTTAATCAGATAGATTATACCTTCCTAAAAGACTTTAGTAAGATTATAGTTTCTGGCCCCCAGAGATCTGGTACTAATTTAGTCTCTCAGCATATTTTCGAACAGTTTTTTGATTTTGCTGGCTGGCAGTTCGTTGATGAGCTTGAGTTTGATTTTTTCATTGAGTCTAACTTCGCTGATAAAGTCAAAGATCCTATGAAAATGGTGATACAAGCCCCAACAATGTCTCACCTTCTACATACTTTAGATAGGCCTGATATTTTTGTGTTTTTTTGCGTTAGGCCAATAAAAGATATCCTCAGGTCAGAGGAGAAAGCGAGATGGGATGGCCAAAAATTTGAGAGGGCTAATTACAGAAGAGAAGACTTCGACTTAATGCCAATCGCTCAAGCTAAATATCACTATTGGTTTTTCGAGCAGAGGCTTAAAATGCAATGTAGCTTTGCTGAAGCTCATTTTTCGGCTTTTAGATCTAGTCAGGTCTGGTCAGATAAGGAAAAAACTGGTTTTCAGCCAGATACGAGCTGGAAGCCGGACTCAGCTAGAGATGACGGAGATAGGTGGGCCTATGTTCATGGCCCAAATGGGCCAGAGTCTATGAGGGTTGCTAAGTATTGGTTTGAAACGGAAGAGGAGATAGAGAAGTGGCGAATACAAAAGAAGTAAAGAGATTTAAAAGCAATTTTAAGAAGCTAGATTTAGACATGCATGGAGTCAGACTTCCTGACTTCGTGATTGAAGATAAATACCGTAAAGAACTCAAGGTAGGAAAAGACAAGGATAACTACTTTTTCCTGAGATGCCTCTCATACGCCGGATACGAGCAGAAAATAAAAGAGGGTAGGATAGACCCCAAAGACGCAGAGAAATACATTGAGAGGGCAAAATACGAGCTAGAAACGCTGTTAGATTTAGGTTTTGTAGACTACATCCTACTTTGCTGGGACGTAATCAATTATTGTAAAGAAAATGATATACCAACAGGCTTAGGAAGAGGTTCTGCGGCTGGTAGTTTGATACTTTACTTAATCGGAGTTACGGGGATTGACCCAATAAAATACGAGCTGTTTTTCGAGAGGTTTATTTCTAAGATTCGAGCAAAGAAACAGGTCGTCGATGGGATTACGTACCTTGACGGCTCCTTGATGTGTGATATTGATTTAGATATATGCTACTATAAACGACCTCAAGTATTACAGTTTTTAGAAGATAAGTTTAAAGGCAGAACAGCAAAAATACTTACTCTAAATACTCTTAGCGGCAAACTCTTAATGAAGGAGTGCGGTAAGGTAATTTACGATAAAAATGAGACCGAAATGAACATGGTAAGCGGCTTGATACCTAAAGTGTTCGGAAAGGTCAGTGATATTGAAGATGCCTATGAAGAGGTGCCTGAGTTCAAAGAGTGGTGTGACGATAACCCTAAAGCTTATAAGATAGCTAAAACGCTCAGGGACTTAGTTAAAAACAAAGGAGTGCATGCGTCAGGAGTTCTATTATCATACGGCGCTTTAGAAGACTCTTGCCCTACAGAACTTTCTTCTGACAAGAATCCTGTTTCTTCTTTTGATATGGACTACGCGTCCTTGTCTAATGTAAAGCTTGATATTCTTGGGTTAAGAAGCACATCTGTTGTCGATGAGGCATGCAAGCTAGTTGGAATAAAAGTTACTGATATCGACGTTGAGAGTCCCGATATATACAGGAACCTACAAGACCTCAAATCGCCTCATGGGCTATTCCAAATTGAAGCCGATACTAACTTCAAGGTTTGCCAAAAAGTAAAGCCAAAGAATTTACAAGAGTTGAGCGCTGTTTTGGCCCTAGCTCGTCCGGGAGCATTAGCTTATGTAGATCAGTACGCTAGTTACACTAACACTGGAACTACAGATGTTATACACCAGTTCTTTGATGATATACTTTCAACTACTGGCGGCGTTTGTTTGTATCAAGAGCAGATGATGAAGATGGCTCATAAAGTTGGTTTTACGCTTGATGAAGCTGAGATATTAAGAAGAATTGTAGGTAAGAAAAAAGTCAAAGAGGTCAAAGAATGGAAGAAGAAAATCGGTCAAAAAATTAAAGACAATAATTTAGATCCCGAGATAGGCAAAGTCCTCTGGAGCGTCTTAGAGGATTCAGCTAACTATTCTTTCAATAAATCTCATTCAATAGCTTATGCTGCTCTGTCTGCTGCCACGATCTATCTAAAGTTTAATCACCCCAAAGAATTCTTTTTGGCGTTATTGAAAATGACTCGATTTGAGCCAGACCCTATTAGCGAAATATCAAAGATTGAGAAAGAACTAATAGATTTCAATATAAAACTCCTTCCCCCTCATATAACTAAATCAGAAATGGATTTTAGCATTGAGGGTGATGACATTAGGTTTGGCTTACTTTCTATAAAGGGGATATCAGATAAGTCAATAGAGAAGCTTTCTAACTTCAAAAGTAACTACTCTAATAAGTTCGAGATTTTCCAAGGAGCTAAAGAGTCCGGCTTGGGTATAGGCATCTTATGCGCCTTGATTCAAGCAGGAGCTTTAGAGGGTTTTAAAGCCTCTAGAAGTAAAATCGTTTATGAAGCGCAGCTTTGGAACTTACTGAAGGATAGAGAAAAAATTTATTGTATGAAACTAGGAGAAAGCCTTGACTACGACTTGGTGGACACGGTTGTCAAGCTTTCTACTTTTCAGGACGAGAAGGGTAAGCCTGTGGTAAAAGAATCTAGAATGAAAACAATAAAAAAACATTCTGAGCCATATAAAGCTATTTACCAACAAAACAAAAAATCTGAGAGCTTTGCGAACTGGTGGTATGAGAAAAGTCTTTTAGGATATACTCACAATAGATCACTAATCGACATCTTTTCAGAAAAGCGCGCTAACCTTAGATCAATTAGACAACTTTCCGAACTACCAGAAAGAACCAATGTAGTATTTGTTTGTTATGTAAATGATAAACCATACAAAGGCAAATCAAGAAAAGGCTCTGAATACCTTAGATTAGAAGTGGGCGATGAGACAGGTATTACAAGGGTAATGATATTCAATGACAAAATGCATCAATGCAAAGAACAAAATGATGGTTTCCCCCAAAAGGATAATATCATAGTTGTTAAAGGTACTACTGCCGATGATGTTGTTTTTGCCGATATGATTGCCGTTCAAAGCAATAAAATATTCACAAAATTGTCTGACCTCAAGGATGGAGCTACGCCAGAAATAAAACCTGACAAAGAACCAATCAAGAAAG